TCCCTTACGCTTACGACCTTCACCTACACCTCGTTTAATAGTATATTCAAGTTTAGCCCAAGTTTTAGAGCTACCTAAAAAAACTATAGCATCGGCAGGTACTGCTTGACCATCATTTAAGTTGATTGTTATTTGTAAACCAGTAATTGATGTCCATATACCATTTACTCTTTGCAAAACCATTGAAAGTGCGCCATTGACTACAAGAGCCATATCACCATCTTTAACATTATTATAAAGAGTTTCCCATTGGTTTGGCGAAATATCTGGTTGATTGCCTAGATTGCCGTTAATTTTAGAACGATAAACTTTATTGTTATATTCAACGACATTATATTGGGAATAAGTAGCGGAATTATCGTAAGTAGAAACTGTATTATTCGCTGTGAAAATGATTGTGGCTTGAGAGTTATCAGTTAGACTGCCACGACCTAAAGCTAAAACATCAATTTTTTGTAAAGCCATTTTACCTCCTAGCTGTGAGAGCAAATCTTTTTGCGCCCACAACCCGAACGGGCAAAGTATCACATAACACCTTGACCGCAGGGGTTTATTAGTAACTATGTAATAGATTAGGGTATTATAGTATTAGTTTAGAATAAGGGTCGTAAGAGAGAAATATAACCGCAAAATCTAACCTAGAATGTACATTAAAAAGAATATGGCAAAACCATTCGTCAAATAATTTCATTGATATATCTGCCTCAATTGGCATAGGTTGTGGTTCTAAATTGGCATTTATAGGTATAATTGGATTAGCAACTAACGGCGGCTTAATTACATAAATTTGCAGGTATAATTCATTATACACTAATTTTAATCCAAGCTTTTTAAAATTAACTATTCTTTTAATTGTTTTAGGAGCTTTTAATAATATATCTACCAAATCCGCATTATCAATTAAAAACTCTCTTATCTCTTTTTCACTGCTTTTAAAAGAGTATAAAGACTTGATATTATTAAATTTTTTATAAAAATTATTTGACATACTACCTCTTAAATAATCTATACCAAAGGCTAGTATTCCAAGCTAATGTACAAAGTATTGAATCAGTATCAAGTAAAGCTAAAGATTTAGCGACATCGTAGGAAATATTCGGATTTGCTGCAAGTCTTAGTCTAACCAAAATATCGAGGTCGCTTGATAAGGTCCATTGCATTTTAAGAGGTAAGTTAGGGTTAACTGCGACCATAGCTCTAACCGCAGCTGAGCTATGCGATATATAATTCTTAAATAATTTCTTTAAATTAGCACGCTGAAGTAGCAGGTCTTTGACTACTTTACTTGTTTTAGGATTGGAAAGCATTTTATATGCAATACTTGGCGCAAGTGAAGGGTTTTGTGCAAGGTTTCTTGATACTAACTCATCATTTAGTTGTGCTAGTAACTTTTGAGTCTTGGTACTAATGCTTGGGTTAGCTGCTAGTTTTGCTTGCCACTCATAGTTTTGAAGTAAGTATTCTTGAGCTTTTTCTGGTAAAACATAATCCGAAAGGTAAAGCGAGATTTGAGCTTTATCTTTTGAGCTATCACTATAATAACGTCTAACGACAAAAGAATTGATAACCGCTTCTGGTATCACCTTAAGTTGAGGTGTAACAATAGGTGGTTTATAGTAAATAGAATTGGTAGGTATATAAATATCTGTCTTTTTACTAATTTCTTCTTTTACAGATTTTGGAATATAAGGATTCCCTAATAAATCTGGTGCAATACTAGGTTTTCTTAGCAATATATCTATCAACTCTTTATCCATAAAACCTCCTAACATTCAATTTGTACTATATCTTCAGTTAACATATCGTAAATTGCGTACGACTCATTGTTATTGGTAGAAGCCATCATTAAATTGCATATCATATTAACCGCTTTATGAATACTATTAGCCATTTGGATTGATAACTTTACCTCACCATTTACTAGTTCTTTTTTAATGACTTTATATCTATTTTGGTTTTGCTTTCTCATATTACCCTCCTTTTTTTTATTATGTTAATATAACTTTCTTCAATTGTAAATCATAAATTTCATATTCGTTATCTACATTTGAGCAATTCCTATCTTGCTTTTTAAAATACTCTTTCGCCTCTTTTAATATATCAAAAGATTGTATAGCCACCTCTGGCACATATTTACTTCTAAGTATATATCTTTTAATGTAATATGTTTTTTTTAGACTTTTTCATGTAACCTCCTTATATTTCATTATAATATAAGTTGATTTAAATTTCAGTATCATTTATGACTGTTTTTAGTTCAGTATCATAAATTTGGTAAAAAACAGGCTCAAAAACCCCTACATATTTATCGTCTTCTATATATTGTTTTACTATTTGTTTAGCCTCTTCTAGTGTCTTTGTAGTTGTAATTGTTGCTTCTAGGATATAAGTACTTCTAATTATGTATCTATGATTATTTTGTGTTTCCATATTTACCTCCTTTATTGGATAGTTATTATTGCCCTCTAATTATAGACTCTCATACTTTAACCTAAATGTCAACGCCTTTTTTTTATTTTTTAAAAGTAGGGGTAAAAACTTTAATTTTTTATTGACAAAAAATAAAAACGTAAAAAATCATGCCAATAAGTAATATAAGTTACTAATTTAATTATAATTTTTCTTAAGATAAAAAACTACTTATATATTTAATGAAATTAAGGTATTCTATAATTAGAACAGCAAATGAGAATGCGAAAGGGTGCAGCAAATAAGGAGGTACGTATTATGAAGCTATATGAATTTAGAATGATAAAAGAAACAATGGCAGTTTTATCTAAGAAAATGCAAGAAACTGACAGCTTATTAGAAAGTCAAGAACATGCATTATCTATGGACTTACTGCTAAACTATATTATGCAATCTTACGAAAAAGATTTAGAAAAAAAAGAGCAGCTAGAACAGCTTTTAGAAACCAAAAAAGCTAGCTAAGAGGTATTTATGACAATCATAGAGAAAATGAAATGGTTATTTACAACAGATGATGGAATATTGGCTTTATTTCTTTTAATAAGTTCAATATGGTTATTATATAAATTGTTTTTTTCTGACGATGATAATGTTATGAGGTCTTTGTAGTATTATAGATATAAAGGAGGCAATTATGGAAGGACTTAAATTCTTATTTAGAACAACACAGGGAAGGCTACTACTATTACTGTCGTTAATTATAGATGCAAGTATAATTTATTTATTATTTAAACTTATGAGGTAAAATAGCAAATGTCCCACAAAGTTATACTTGGACTAACTGCTGATAAACAATTTTATTGGGAAGCAATCCCAAAAAATAAAAAACTATATTCTATAAATTTAGTTTATAATTATAGAGATAATAATAAAATCTTATTAAGCATTCCAGCTTATGCGCAAGAATATGTAATAACGAATGAAGATGGGGAAGTCGTATATCGTACTAATAAGCAATTTATATTAGTAAGTAGTATAAACATTCATAATAAAGAAGATGTTATTGATTATAACGTAATATACACTTATATTTTAGATTTATTAAAAGATTGTAGTATCTTGGCAGTTTTGCCGCATTTTAATTTTTTAGATTGTTATAATTCTAATTTTTTGACAAAGCCAAATACTTTTTATGATTATTTAGAGACACCAAATGGCATTATTTTGAGCACGGAAAGGCAACGAGAAGAAATTTACCGTCATAATCCACATTTATTATACCACCCAACTTCTGAAAATGTTGAAAAATATATTGATTTATCTATTCCCAAGCATTATTTTAAAAATTTATACAATTATGTTTATAGTATTTATTTAAGTACTTACAGTCATCTTACAAGTCCTAATGTTAATGCCCCAGAAAAAATCCCACTAAAAATACAAAAAGAAATTGTTGATATTTGCTCTGAACCAGTAATTGAACAATTATTTAAACATAAAGATTTTGACGCAGTAGAAACGACAAAGTACATTTTAAAGAAGAAACGATTTACTGCACTTTTTGAATTACTAAAACATAGACGACTGCCTTATTCTATACAAAAAAAATTATTTAAAATTGATATTATTAGACCATATTTATTAGAGTATAAATTTTTAGATGGTAAGATAATTGATAAAGTTTTAAAATCTAAAAATAAAAAGTTACTAGAATCGCTAGCTCTAAATCCGAGACTTAATCCGTATGTAATAGATAAACTCTTTGATATGGGTGGCTCTATAAGAAATTCTCTTGCAATGAACCCAAATTTAGATATGTTTAAACAAAATAAATTCATAAAACTTCCTAAAAAGGAATTAAAAAAATATGTTGCTTATTTGATGACTAATGAAAACTTAATTTATTATCATCAGCATATTTTGTATGAGAATTTTCCGAAATATAGAACTTTTTTGTGTTGTAATCCAAGTATAGACCCAGAATTAGCTAAGAAAATCATTAAAACTAAAGACTTAAATCAAATTGAATTTTTAGCTAGAACAAATCCAAACAAAGAAATTCAAATGCTCATATATAAAACTAAAATAAATGAAACCAAAAAAGCTGAATATTTATTAGGCAACCAAAAATTAAGCGAAGATTTAGCTATAGAAATAGCAAAAAAAATAGTTTCTCCAAAATCTCCTTATAGTAAAAATGACGGAGCATGGTTTGCATATCAATTAGTGTGCGGATATAAAAAAGTACCAGAAAAGGTTTACGAAATACTTAGTCAATTTACACATCCAAAGAAAGAAGTAGAAGAAGAAATTAAAAAATATATTAAACTATACCAAATTTATAAGGAAAGGTGGCAAAAATATGATGAAGGTAGATTTTAAAAAAGAGCTGTCTCGTTTAAAAAAATATTAAATACAAGGCATTTATTTGTTGATGAAGCAATTTTATTATATGCATTATTGGTCTTACAAAGAAATGGTTATGATTTATCGCCATTTGTAATAAGTAAAGTTGCTGCGATATTACAATACAGTGCTTTTACCTCTAAATTATTTAATTTTCAGTTTAAATTGACAGAAGATGGTGTTTATAGTAATGAAGTATTATCTTTTTTTACAAAAAATACCTGAACAATACTTTTATATTGGTAAACCAAAAACTATTTCTTTTATTAAGAAAAAATCTAAAGTATATGAACCTTACGGAGTAATTGGTAAAAAATACAATTCAATTAAGAAGTTTTTTAAAGAGATAGAAGATGAACAAATTAAAAAAATACCTCGCTTCGTAGAATGGGTTTTGGAAACTTTAATTCATAATGTATTAGAATTAGATGCCGCAGCTTATATTCTTTGGCATACGAATAAATATCCAAAAGATAATTTAGTAACAATACATAAAAAACTCACTAAATTCTACCAAAAACACCCGCATATTGTTGGGTACGCTTTATCTACACTACCTCTTAATATTTGTTATTTAAGAAGCGAAAAATAGACTAAAGTCCAATTTATTCATGAGTAAATTAGAATAGACTCCATTTTACTAAATTTCGGCTTTATAGCCGAAATGCTAAAAATTCGTATTTATAGCCGAATTAGGGTTTACAGCCGAAATTAAATTGGAGCACCAACAGCTTGATATTCAATACTCAATGCCCATTGAATAGTAGAACCAGTAGTACCATAAACAACTGCTACTACGTCATTGCCAAGTAATCCAAACGCAATAGCGTAATTTATGCCATCACCATCAGCACCATTTATAACGCTAATTGGGCTACCAGCTGCTTGTGCACTACCACCGCCTGTGCGATAGAATGTTCCTTCCATTGAAAACGAAGCAACGCCAAAAGTACCATCTGAACGACGAGCAACTGCTGAAATTCTAATCCTATAAGCAGTTTCATTATCTAGTGTAATTGCAGAACCTGTAATAATAGTACCACTTGCACCAGTTACAATTTGTGCGGCAGTTTTTCTAATCCAACCAGAATTTGGATGTGTCTGATGTGTTTTGACAGCATTAATACCAGTCCAAGTTTCTTTTGGTTTATTTTGTTCGTTACCAATCACAAATGATTGGTCAAGTAATTCATTAAATATTCCGCCTTTTTGATTTACTCCACCATTTATCAAAATAGAACCACGAGTGATAAGTCCTGCGGTACCGTTAGGTACATCATCAGAAGTAATTTCAACTGGTCTATTTGGTATAGTTTGGATAGTTGCACCGCCATTGTATGCAACTTGTAAAGTAGTATCACCAGCTTTAGCAGCAAGTACTGAACCAAACGCAGCTAAAGTCCTAAACCTTAAACGGCTATTTGGTGGTAGTGTTTTTCTAAGTCTAATTTTAGCTTTTGGTCCACCAAAAGTTTCTTCATAATCTATTACAGCTTGTTTTATTTGGTCATTTACAATTACAAGTAAATCCTCACCTGTTAGATTTGGGTCGGTTGATGCTTTATAAATTGAGTGAGTTGGGAATACAATGTATTCAGTGCCAACGACTTGAGTACGTTTATTTGGAGGTAAAACAATCTCTAAACCACCACTAGATGTATCACCATAAAGAGATGGTGATGGGAATGGGTTATTGCCCGGATTGTTTACAGTTCTACCAGTTAATACTCCATTTTGATAAATACCATCTCCGTCTAAAAAGTTACCAAATAAAATATGTACTAAGATAGCATTAGGACCAACTGTACTGTGGCCACCGGGCATCGTAATTGGTGCAGTTTCAATGGTTTCAACAACTGGTGCGTTACCATGTAATACCCAAGCAAGTGCGGTAGGATTATTTTGTGGGCCTTTATAAATATAACTACCAGACCTAATAGTACCAGCACCTGATAAGTTAATTTGTTGAATATAAACTGACTCATCATATACAGGTCGTTTTAATGCAGTTTGTACTGCACCTAACTCTCTATCCTCTTTTCTTAAAGCAAGAGTAAGGTTATCTTGGTCTTCAATGTTTTTGTTTTCACGATATAGAGTTAAAGTATCAGAAACTAAAAGTGGAGTAACATCTTCTGCAACTACTACTGTACGAGAAGAAAGCGGTTGTTTTACTGTGAAGTAGTAAGTATTAGGTCCTGAAATTTTCTTTAATCTATCACCAATTTGGAAACCTCTTTGAGGAGAACCAACAAAAGTAATCATTCTAGTTAGTACATCAATAGCTTCAACTGTAACTAGAGCTTGATATTGATAATCTCCGCTAGTATCAATTACTGAATAATTTGGATTGATAGCACCTTCATTTGGTGAGCCAATATATTGTAATACGTTTGAAGTTTGGTTATCATTTAACTGACGGACTTCGCCTGCTTCTACTTCTAAGCCTCTAAAATAAACTTTAGATTTTTGTGATTGGTTATCACGACGAACTGCAATCCAATATACATCCCCACTAGAATTTACTAAATAATGTTTCTTAACATAAACTTTAGAATATGTAGCTTTAGTGTAAACTAACTTACCAGTTTTAGCAGGTCTTTGCTTAATATCAACTGGCTGACCGCTATCATTGACTAATGTAAAGCTATTGCCTGTAATTGGTGTTCCAATTGGACCTGCAATTCTAGCCCATTTACTTTCGTCTTCATCTTCAAATTTAACGAAATCACCTGCAACTAGTGGGTTGCCATTAACATCTAATGGTGGAGTAGATGAACTAATAGCAGCACTACCACCTGCTGTAGTCCATATAGCACCAAGACTTACTGGTTTATTTCTTTCTAAAATGATATAAGCAACTTCGCCATTTTGTAAATATAATGTACCAGTTTGGCCATTGATATTAAATTTATTTGCAATTGGTGAAACATCTGGGTATTCTGAAGTAGTATAAGCAATAGCAGTTTTTGGTATCCTAAAGTATTTATCACCTATGATACCCTTAATTACAATATCGCTATCCCACATAATTGGGCCAGCATAAGGGTTATCAGCAAATTTGATAAAAGTATTATGAGTGCCCGGATTAGTATAAGTTGGAGCACCTACAAATGGGACACCACTACCAGTTAATCTAAATACAGTAGGTGAGACATAAACTATTGAAACATTATAGTAAGTCCTAATATAATCACTATTGGTTGAATCTCCATAAATAGTAAATGTTAGAGGGCCAGCGGTTGTAGTAAGACCATGTGGTACTGTGGTTGTAATTTCAATTACATTAGCAAGAGGGTTACTAATACTTGCAACTCTAACTGGGTCAATTACAATAGATTCTGCAATTACTCCATCTACTTTAAAAGAACCAACAGCATTGCCTAAAGTTGGTAGAGCATCTGAGCCTATGACAAATTGAGTATGAACATCACTAATAGCATAACCAATAGTATCGTTTATGTTAAATTCATTTGGTACTGCATCTAAAACTTTGATTGCTGGTAAGGTATAGATATTAGGTCTAACAATTGATTGCGGAGTAACGCTTGCTGTACCTGTTGGAGCAAGACTAGCGGTGAAATTTACTTGGTCTTGAGCAGGACCAAGTGAATCGACTACAAAAACTCCGTTTGGTGCATTTGTACCACTTACTAAACCTGTTACATGTATAAGCTGTCTAAAAGTAATAACTGTACCGTTTTGTGTTGCGGTAGCATTATTGCTTACTTCAACGCTAGTATTAGAAATAATTTTAGTTACATAGGTATTAGCTGGGAAATTAGTGTTAGTAACTAAATCACCTACTCTAATAGATGAAGTGTCAGTTAAGTTAGAAATAATCTTACTACCATTTGTAACATCACCATTTTGAATAATTGGTGCGTGGAAATTATGATAAGGTACAATAAGAGAAATGTTTGTTCCACTATAACTCCAAGAACTAATATGAAATCTAGGAGTAAATGGCACTATAGATGGGTCTTCAGCTCTAAAACCATTTACAGGTAAAACAGATGTTACACCTGCTTGAATTGATGGGTGATAGTAAGTAAACTGAGTTGGGCTAATAACGTCTTTTACAACAGCAACACCATTTGGTGCTTGAGAAATAGATGCTTGTAATCCCTTAATTTCAATTATATCTCCAGAATTTAAGTTATGCGGAGCACTAGTAGTAATTGTAATTATAGACCAAAACGCCGCAGTATCACTTGAACTAACATTCTGATAAGACCAACTTGAAATAGCATTTAAAGCTAAAGTAGAAGTAGGTGTGCGTTTTAAGATACCCCAACGAGTTGGCGCAAATGAATAATCTATTAAAGTATATTTAGCAGGATTTGGTCTAAAAATTCGTCTATTATATAATTTTTCGCCATAAGTAAAAGCAGCATTCGTTAAACTATTTATTAAAAGTTGAGTGTTATTAAATGCACTTAAAGTAGCTTTAGTGCCTGAAGTAGCTCCTTCAACGTATGAGTCTCCAACTAAAATACTAGAGTCGGTAGCGCTAGATTGGAACCTACCAGTTGTGGGTACTAATGTTTCTAAAATTAAATTGTAAGATAGAGAACCTGCACCTGTTAGTACTGAACCTATTGAATCCCACCAAACATTTTCTAAAGTTAAAGGTGATTCTAATAAATTAGCAGAAATGTACCAATATGGTGAACCTGTGATTTCCTTAAATCTGGTCATCACAGCGTCCATCCAATCTTTCAAGTTTTTAATACCAAAATCACCAAAATCAAAAGCATTAGCAGGGTCGCCCGGTATTATTGATATAGGGTTAGTTGTAATAGCAGTGTTAGTATTTGCCCATTCTCTTCTATTTCCAGTTTGTGGGTTATTTAAACCATTAAAGTCATAATTACTAAATGGATTTGGATTTGCTCCGCCACTACCAAGTCTAAATAGATTTGGTGTAGCTTTAGTAATATAAGTTACTGCTCCGACGTTATCTGTACCTACAATATATAGGGGTAAATTGGTAGAAAAACCATTAGTTGTAATGATAAAACGGTATTCTAAGATTTGTCCAATCGGTACTGCTCTTTGGAACTCAATTTGTTGCGATGGAGACCAACCAGCTGTTTGGTCAATTGTAGAAGTATCAGTTACTCTTCTATAATCTAATGAAACATAGTTTGCAACACCTGATTGGAATGAACCTATAACTTTAGGGTTATTTGGACTTAAAATTTCATCTGGAGTTCCAGCTGGTACTGTTAGAATAGTACCAGACTCACTAGCATTTGGATGGAGGATTGCAGAATCTGCTACTTCAATTTGTAAAGACGAAGCGTTGATAGCTGCATTGGGTATTTTAATTTTAAATCCACGAATAACATAAGGTTTAGTAAGCCCAGTAATTAAACCTCTAAGTAATGCGTCAAAATCATTAGAAACAGCAGACTCAATTGAACGAATATGAGGCCAATCTAACCTCATTCCACTATAACCTAGTAATTTACGTTTAACTGCCATTTAACCCCCTCAAAACATAAGATTAGGTTTTTTTAACCTAAATAAGCGTTTCCTTGTGAAGCAAGCATACCTTCAAAGCTAATACTTGCTTGTACTAAGGAATTGGCTGTAATATCAACCGTATATTGAGCAATCTTACACCAGTCCAATGATAATACTATACCACGACTTAGCCTATCGTAAACTCTTAAAGAAAAGTATTTCGCATAAGGTCCCACTGCATAACCTTGTTCATCATGCCTAAATGGTGAAAGGTTTAAACTTTCTAATGTTAATCCTCTTGGCATCCATACATTTATAGTGCCCCGCACAAATGAAGGTGCAGCAGCATGTGCAATTTCGGCAGGAAAAGGTGAATCCACTACAAAAATAGATTTTTGCCCATTAACGACTGTATAGGTAAGTTTATTAGCTATACCAATTGTACGTTCTTCATTAGTACCTTCAATTTTAATCTTAACAATATAATCAAAACCTTTAGCTGTAATAGCTTTCATTTGTACTATGCCTCCCCAATTTGATTAAGTGGGTAAGAAAATTTAAGAGGTTTTTTACCATTTTTTTTACGTTGATGATTTAAAAGTAAAAGCGAAGCAAATATACCATTGATATTTGCATCGGTTTTACGAATAAAGCTAGTGTTTACTTTTTCTATTACAAAATACTTTTCGGCCATAGCATCATAAAGCCTTTGCATTATTACTTGTACATAAATTCTATCTAAGCTATCATCATTGGTGCTCATTTTTATTCTTATATACCCCATACTACTACTTTATCACTTATAGGTTTAGTATCTCCACTAGAACCACCTTCATTTCCTAAACCTATATCTGATGGATAAACGATTATAATTTCTAAATTTATACCTAAGGCTGTTATTTCTTTAATGATTTTTTCAGCAAATACTCTACCATCAGATGTTCCTGTAATATAAAAACCATAATCAGTCCCAATAGGAGTAGGCTCGTAAGCTTTTTGGTCGCTAAGTAAAGTAACATCTTCACCTATATCATGCGAGTGCTTAAAAGTATAAGATGAATCTAAAATAATAGTTGAAATTTCAGTATCTAGTAATAATAAAACTTGCCCATTATTTTCAAAAATTGTGGCTGGAGGATTTTTAGTAAAAGTAAAAGTATTAGAAGCTGGTACACTATCTACTACCCAAGTACCATTAAAGTTTGTTGTGCCACTAATGATTACTTGTTGATTTGGGATAGCACCATGAGAACCTTGAGTTGTAACGGTAACTTTACTACCTACCTGAGAAATGGTTAGTATATTTATTGGTGCTGCACCACCTGCCACTTGTGAGGTAAAGTATTTAATTGGACCTTCTTGCTCATTTTTATTTAAGCCAAAAAGCAATAAACCTTCTTTAGCAGGTAACAAACCAGAAACAATAAGAGAATTTTTACTTTCGCTTGCTATGATTTTTTCACGAGTTGTAACTACATAACTTGTTAAAGTATAACTTGCCTCAGGGTCAACCATGTATGCCCCTAAAAACGAATGGTTAGGGTCATCTTGAGCTACATTTGCGACATTTATATTGACAATAGTATTAGATAGAATACGCCCCCATTGGTCTAATGTACCTGTAATACCATGCGGAATCTTACAAACTACAGTAGTGTAACCATTAGAACGACTAACATAATCAATAGGAATAGTTGTCATGCCATATTGTAGTGTGCCGCCATATCCTAAGTTATCATAACCATTTTGTCTATAACGAATAGTACGGTCATTTACTACTATTACTTTATATTCATTATTAGTGGTTGAACCAAATGAACCATTAAAATCATCGCTCTTATATAGTAAATGAACATGAGCAGAGCCTATGAGGTCTCTTTTTACTACTTTAGTAGAAGCTGGCATATAAATTTTAAGTTTATTTTCTGCTGCTTCCCAAGCTAATGCAAACCTAGTTTTAGTGTATGAAGTGTTTTTTTGTGGTAAGAAAAATTTTAAGTCATCAAAAAAAGATTGTGTAAGTGTGATAGAGTATTTAGCAGTAGGAGTATTTGGTGGTGGCGGTGCATCAGGAGTAGATGCTTTAAGCTCATTAAAATTAGGTAGAGAAATCTCAAAATAACCACTATCATAAGATGGGATAGATTGTGGCGGTCTTACCTTTTTAACCTCAAAAGTACCTTCTATCCCAACTGAAGCAAATTGGTTACCATAAATCATTACATAATCATCAACAAACACTTGGTCAAGTAATGGTTGTGGGCCTGAAGCCCAACGAAACCTATGTATATCTCCTACAGTCCTTGTAATCTCCCAAACCGTTGTATTTAAAGCTAATTTGGTATTACGAATAGTTGGAAATTCTAATTTATTTTGGAGTCTGCCACCTAAAATTTGCACAAAACTATAAGGGCCTTTTGCGCTCCCATAAATACTAATGTATTTTTTACCAGTATCAGTATCTAAGTAAACTTGAGCATATCCATCATTATTAAATGTGCGAATAAATCTAGTAATAACATCAGCTAACTCTTCTGCACTAACATTATTTATATTTTCAAACATGCTAGGATTAACGGTAAGAGTTAAAGGTTCACCTTTTTCTAGTGCAAAAATTAAGTCATCACCATCTTCTAGGTCGTATGGCGCTTCTTGTTGAGAGGTTACAACTGCACGAGTAGTTTCATCGCCATAAAAAGTAGATAAAATTGCATGGATAGACTCAGTAATTTGTTTTGCGGCATTTAATTGAATACCCATTCTTTTAAATGCCAAATCGTCCATTCCAAGTTCTGCTGGACGAGTAATACCTTTATCGGAAAGTAGTTTGTCAATGTATTGCCCTGAGGCTGTAGAAATAGATAACTGATTATTTACAGTTATAGACAATTCTTGCAACTTAGCGTGCTCTTCTGCTAAGGCTTCAAGTAGTGCATAAGCATTTTTATTGCCAGATGCTAATATAAAAGGAGAAATAAATTGAGCTAAAAAATCCTTTGGTTTCATTTAAATATAAGATTAGGGGTTTTATAAACTCCTTTTATAGTAGCTAAGTTGCTAATTTAATTAACTTTTTATTTATCGTTTTTTAAATCTTCCATCATTTTTTCAAACTCTTCATCTGTCATATCGTCAGTACATTGCCCAAAAATGTCATCAATTGGGTTTGGTTTTTTACCTTCTTCTATTTGTTTCTTGATTTGGTCTTGTATAGTTGTAGGTATTGACTCTATTACTTCTGTAGTAGGCTCTGGGAAATCCGTCTCTTCTAATTCGTCGATAAACTTAGCAAAGGTATTTAATAACTCCTCTTGTTCTGTGAAATACTCTTTTACTTGCGACATACTTACCTCCTTTATTTAGTACGTTTTGTTATTAAAAAACGGACAAATTCATCTTCATCTTGGGTTAATTTCTCAGCAATTTGTGGCGCTTTATCTAATAACTCTGGGTGTTCTGCAATTTTTTTTTTATTTGCCATAATTTAAAAGTATCAAATTGTATCACAAATATAATACAATAATACGAATTGAAGCAAGTATTTTTATTTTTTTTCAACATACTTTATAATGCCTTATCTGCAGTGGGTTATATTTTTTGTCTTTATGTAGTAAAAATATCATTGTTATTCTGTCGTATGTTTTATCTTTTTACAATGACCGCTAAAGGCAGACTGTGTAAAAAACTCACTTTATAGCGGATAAAATTCACAGTTAAAACAAAAATATAAAAAAAGCAATTACGAAATTTGGGGATAGAAAAAAAGATAAAAATCACTATTGTCCAAAATTAATGCTAAAAGAATAAAAAACTAATAATTTTCAATGCTTTTTATCTTTGATTTTAAGGGCTTGAAAAAGCACTCCCCCCTCTCTTATTTTTCCTCTCTGTTATAATCTATCGGTTGATGGCAAAATAAAAGTGAGTCACTGAAAAGTGACTCAAAAATGAAAAAAAGAAATAAATTTTGTCTAAAAAATTTAAGTTATGAATCACAAAAAAAATGGATTCGATTACGGGAACAAGTTCATGATTTGTATTATGTTCATAAGTTAAGTAAGCGGTCTATTAGCGAACGATTAAAGGTATCTCTTAACTTTGTGCTTAAATGGACAAAAGAAAGGGAGATGGATTTTAGCATAGACAATAGAGGATGGAAAAATGGAAAAGGGAGAAAATGGACGAAGAATGATTTAAGAAGAATTTCAGAAATTCATAGACAATTAAGTAAGAATAAAGATAGTTTTTTCTGTGGAGCAACGGCTATACAGCAAGCGTGGATAAAAAAGTATAAGACGGAATCGCCACCGTTAAGGACAATAGGATGGATGTTGAAGGAATTAGGATTATCTGGTGCATTGAAGGAGAAGACAAATAAAGGAGCCGCCCGGTATTTGTGTTATCCGGAGCATAGTATCCATCATTATGCAGGTAAGCGAGTATTGGAAGTAGATTTTATCGGTAAGAAGTTTATTAAAGGACAAACTGCCCCTATTCATTTTGCTGCGGCATCCTTCAAGTATGAACCTAAATTAAGATATTATGAAATCGTAGAAAGTGAATCGGCAGATTGCCTTATGAAATTTCTTAGGACAGTTTTTGTGAAATTTGAAAAACCGGATGTGGTAAAGATGGACAACGGATTTGCTATGAGCGGAACAGCACCACAACCACGTGTGTTAAGTAAATTACCTTTGTGGCTTCTACAACAACAAGTCATTCCAATGTACGCCGTTCCACGTAAACCATTTAGTCAGGCATCTATTGAAGGCAATAATTCTGTCTTCGGACGTAAATTCTGGAACCGCTTTGAGTTTAGAAATACAACAGAAATAAAAAAGAAATTAAAATTATTCAACAAAGCATCTTTGCAATACTATCAATATAAACCATCTTCTAATTCCATTAAAAATAAAAAGAAATTTATACCTAAAATATTTTATTTGAGACAAGTTCGGGAAGATGAGAAAGAAAAGGCATTTATAGAAGTTGCTAATGAAAAAATACCACTACCTAAAACCTATCTAAACTACTTTGTGATGGCAGAATGGAAATTAAAAACAGAGAAACTAACAATATTTATTGAAAAAGATGAAAAACTGAAAAAAATTAAAACACTTTCATTTAAATTAAATGAAACCTAAAATCCGCAAGTGGAATTAAATTAGATTGTTGAAAACACAGTTAAAAAAAAGCCCTCCGAAAGATTGGAGGGTTTATTTTTTTTCACCTATTTAGGTGCATGATAAAAATAATAAATAATACCAAATTTACACCCTTTGGCGGAATTCACCTAATTCATCAGCAAATTCTTGCAAAAAATATTCCACAGGTAATTAACACTACCTTGGGAAGTCGCTCTCCCAATTCCAAGTATAGTTATTCAGACCTGATTTTAAATTTAGCGTACATTGTTTTTTGTGGCGGTGAGTGTGCTGAAGACGTATGGCATGTGAAAGATACATTAAAGCACCTGAAAGGATTAAAAACACCATCGTCAGATACGCTGCTGGCTATACAAAAAGAGTTGAGTACGGAGTGTAAAGAGATGGTTTCAGAAAGGGGGGTAACCCACAAAATCAATATCAATGACCGGCTCAATGACTTACTTGTGAAAATAGCCACGCATTTGGAAGTACTTAGGGCGGACATAAAGGATTACTGCCTGGATTTTGACCACCAATTTATTCCCAATGAAAAGTACGACAGTGAATACAGTTATAAGCATAAGCGGGGCTATTTTCCGGCGGTAGCATCTATTAACAATACGCCTGTTTATATTGAGAACCGCAATGGGAATTGTAGTGTAAAATTTCAGCAATTAGATACCCTCAGGCGTGTTATTTCGTTGTTGGCAAGTCATGGGATAAAGCCAGCTTACGCACGGATGGATTGTGGTTCATATATGAAAGAGGTATGCCAGTATTTAGAACAGGAAAAGATTACTTTTTACATTCGGGCCGAACAGAGCCATCATTTACTTTACAACGCCTCGTTGAACCGGAATTGGAAGAATATTGAAATAGGAGTGAATAGTTATGAGGCATGTAGCATGGAACATAGTTTTGGAGAAAACACGTTTCGTGTAGTGGCGTATCGTTGGCTGAATGAAAGCCGGCAAATGAACATTCTTAGCGGAGATGCATATCAGTATTTATTCCTTTTAACCAACGATAAGGAAAAAGACGAAAAGACCATCATTGAATTTTACAATCAAAGGGGGAATGCTGAGCGTTTGTTTGACATTCAAAATAACGATTTCAACTGGAAGCGAATGCCATTTAGTTTTCTGGAACAAAATACGGTTTATCTAATCATAATGGCTATCTGTCATGTTCTTTATCAATGGCTCATAGTAGTTTTCAGCAAGTGTTGTGATTTTCTTAAACCCGTTTATCGTTTAAAAAAATTCATTTTTGGCTTGGTTTGTAATGTTGGCAAAGTGATACGAAGCGGTCGCAGACAAGTAGTCAAATTATTTACTACGGGGAATATTTTCCCTATGATATACAATTCTTGTTAAGAGATGGATTTATGGGTTTATGGGCTCTCCCCACAATAGCCCAAAGGAAAGTGGGGTAAGGGGCAGTGTGTCTTAAAATGCCAAAAAATGACACAAAATCCTTGTTTTCTCATCAAAAATATTTTAAAACGGAACTTTTATGCTCTAATAATTTTTTTTTATTTTACTTGCGGATTTTAGGTATATCTTTTTTAAAACACTTTTTTTAAATATTTTTGCTGTAAACATGGCATATTTTCTAAATTCCAAATCTCTTATTAACGAATTATTTGGTCAACAGATTGAACTTTTTCATAGTGTAAATGAGATTTTTGAATTAGAATTAGCATATCTGGAATATAAGAGTTTGCCGTGCGAAGAACTTTTAGAAAGATCAGCATATATAAAGTCAATAAATAAAAATTTTTCAAAACATTATCTGTTATACTCTAAAGATTTTGAACATGTTCATGCGGACAGGTCTTCTGTAACTAAAGCTTATTTTAAGGAAGGACAATTTTCTACTGGATATGCCACTCATGGACTATTTCCGTATCGCGGTAAATTTCATCCTCAGTTAATTAAAGGTATAATAAACATTTTAAACGTTCAAAGGGGAGAAATTATTTTAGATCCAATGGCAGGAAGTGGCACAACAAACATCGAAGCGGCTTTAATGGGAATTGACTCCATAGCCATTGACATTAGTCCATTTTGTCAATTTATGATTAAAACAAAATATGAATCCCTAACCATAAATAGGCAATTGTTAGAAAATACAGAGATTGATTACAAAAAATTTTTTGAATTTTTTAAACACGGAAATGTTTTGAAAAGGGTAAGTAAAATGAAGGATCTTCATCTAATTAAAATTTATCACCTTGCATTTTTGGCATTTTTAGATGCGTTGGGCTATTCTAAAAGAGTTGTAAAATCGAATCATGAGGAACTTTTTAAAAAGGTTTTAACAAGATATTTTGAAAGTGTAAAATTATTTTTATCCAATCCGTATTTTGACCAAACGAAAATCGGAAAGATGAAAATTTTATCTGATGCCGATGCTTTAAACATTATGTTAGATGAAAATTCGGTTGATTGTGTTATAACATCTCCTCCATATTCATTTGCAATTGATTATATTGAAAATGACAAAGACCAATTAGAATTTTTAGGGTATGATACAACAGAATTGAAAAACAAACTTATTGGATTAAAAGGGAAAACAAAAAATCAAAAACTCGAAAATTATTTTGCCGATATGGATATTTTTTGTATGCAGGTTTCTAAGGTTTTGAAAAAAGGGAAATATTTTGTTTTGATTATTGGTTCAAATACTAATCAGACCGGAGGAATCAGGTTGGAAGAAAAAATAATAAATTCTGCTAAGAAACATGGTATGCCGTTAGTTAAAAGTATTTTGAAACCCATTAAAGGCATGAGAAATACAATGAAAGAAGAATACATACTGATTTTTGAGAAACAATAATATGACAAAAAGCATTGACGAAAAATTTTTAACTGTAATTCAGAAAAACACATTTTATTTCTTCAACTCAAAGTTTGAAGAAAACTATGAAGGATATATCAATTCACTTAAAGAAACTCTTTTAATCGTTAAAAATAGAATCGAAACAGAAGGTTTAAAGAAAGAAATCTTCGAATGGCTGCTTACTGAAAAGGAGAACGGACTAAGAGCATTATTGGCTTTAACCGGATTCTCAAATGAATATTTAAAAAGATTAATAACAATAATTCGTATTGTTGACGACTCCGAACTTAATAAACTTACCTACAAAGAAAAATGGTGCAGTGATAGAAATCCTGATAACATTCAGGAGTGGTCTGATAGTACAATATTAAAGCTTATTCGAAATAATGAATATTTCAGAAAAGGTCTTGTAAATATTTTTTTTGAAGGGGCATCAATACCTTTTTTAGCTAATACAATTCCACTATTTGAGTTAAAAAAACTTAGTATTTCTAAATTGAAGTTCGAGATACCCGAATTAATTGATACGCTTGTCCGGTATAAGGAAAAAGGCAGTTATTCCGGTATGAAAGAAAACAATCCGGAAACAGTAATTGCTGAAATACTTGATAAATTTGGTATTCCTTTTGAAAAAGGCGATTTAAGTGAACTTATTACTAATGCCCCTGACAACAAACGTACAATGGATTTTATTATCCCCAACAAACAAACTCCATTAATCATTGCTGAATGCTCGTTTCTGGCAACAACTTCTTCGGGACAAGGCGATAAATCTAAAACAGAAATTTCTATCAATGCATTAATTCGTGAGCACTACCCCAATGCTGTATTCATCGGATTCGTTGACGGTATAGGTTGGTATGTAAGAAAAGGTGATTTAAAAAGAATGGTAGTTGCTTATGATGATGTTTTTACTTTTCATAAAGATGAATTAAGAAGGTTTGAAAGCTTATTGAAATTAAAATTTAAAATTATGAGTAGAATAAAATATGAATTTATAGGAATTGGTGAATTAATTAAAAATAAAAAATTAAAAGTACCTACTTACCAAAGAGCATATTCATGGGAAGAACAACATGTGAATGATTTGCTGGATGACATTCAATCAAATTTTAATGAAAGTGAATATTTTTTAGGCACAATTGTTCTTACTGAAAAAACAGGTTTTAATGAAATTGTTGATGGTCAACAAAGAATTACTACAGTTTTTTTAATAATATCTGCAATAAGAGATTTACTTAAAAGATCCGATGAAGCTAACAAAATTCAAGATATGTATCTGAGTTCTTATGATTTTAGAAATAAAGAAAATATTCCTAAGTTAGAATTAAATGAACAAGACAATGTTTTTTTTAGAGAAACAGTTATTAATCGAAATGCAAGTTCAGAACCTAAAACAATTTCAAACAAGAAAATAATACAAGCATATGATAGTATAAAATGCTATTTGGAAAATAAATTAAAATCATATAATAATGATGAAAATATTAGTGTTCGTTTTGCAATAGCCACTCATCCAGATTTATTTGCACAAGCACCACATATTGTAGAAAAATTATTAAATCGTGATGAAGATTTTATACATAAAACACTTGCAGAACGTCCAGATTTATTTAACCATACTTTGTATTTTGCTGAAAAGTTAGCTGAGAGTTATGACTACGAAACGCTCGAGGCATTGTTAACTCACCCAGATTTAATTACCAAATTGCCATCGATTTTTATAGAAAAACTTATAAATCGTTCTAGTTTCTTTAAGGAAAAAATCGCTAAACATCCAGACTTATTTCATCTTCCTCAGATTGTTGAAAAATTAGCAAATGATGAAGATTGGCTTATTCGTTCTGACATTGCCAAACATCCAGATTTATTTCATTTTCTTTATATTGCAGAAAAATTAGCCGATGATGAAGATTGGCTTATTCGTTCTGACATTGCCAAACATCCACATTTATTTACCGAAGCTCCGTATCTTGCAGAAAAACTAGCAAATGATAAAAGTAAGTACATTCGTAGAAAAATCGCTAAACATCCAGACTTATTTCATCTTCCTCAGATTGTTGAAAAATTAGCAAATGATGAAGATAGAGATGTTCGAGCTTTAATCGCTAAACATCCAGATTTATTTCATTTTCTTTATATTGCAGAAAAATTAGCCGATGATGAAGATAGAGATATTCGAGCTTTAGTCGCTGCACATCCAGATTTATTCAATAAAGCTCCTCATCTTGTAGAAAAATTAGCAAGTGATGAAGATTGGCTTGTTCATGAACAAATTGTTGCACATCCAGCTTTATTCACTCAATTCCCTCACTTAGTTGAAAAATTAGCGAATGATGAAAACATCTATGCTCGTGCTAAAATAGCAGAATATTCAGAGCTGTTCACGAAATTTCCACATCTCGTAGAAAAATTTGCTAATGATGAATATTGGGGTGTTCGTTTACAAATCGCCTTGCATCCAGATTTATTTACCCAAGCCCCACATCTTGTAGAAAAATTAGCTAATGACAAAAATTCATTTGTTTGTAAGGCATTAGAAAAAAATGCCCATAAGCAAGGTATCGATTTAAAAGAATTTTTAACCCAATACTTTAAAACTTCTTGACAATATATTTAGATTATGAGATGATATAAAAAGAAAGGAGTAGTTTATGTTTAGAATAATGTTAATTTTATTAGCTAGTCATCAAATTGATATTCAAGATGTTATTATTCGTAAAGAGACCTCTGTTGACCAACCTAAGTGCAAATATCAATGTGTATTACCTGATGAGGAAGAGGAACAAGAGTTAGAAACGGGTTTTGGATATAATACAATTCAATTTAAACGATTGATGCGTGCATTAGGTAAGCCAATGCTTATAATGTACGCTTAAAAAATGTTGTATTATTTAGTAAATGTGTTAATATAAAATTATAATAAACAAAAATAAGAAAGGAGGATATTATGTTTATTAAAATCGTACAAACACTTAAACAAAAATTCAAAGATTGGTTTATACGGGCAAAAATTGCAGAACACAAAGAAGAGTTTTTAACAATAAAAGAAGCAGCAGAATTACTTAAAGTTTCGGAAGTTACAGTTAAACGATACATTTCAAAAGAAGTTATACCATCAGTTAAAATTGGTGGTGTAAGACGAATTATTAAAAACGATGTGTGGGACAGTTTCTTTGAAAAAATAAAAGAAGAACATAAATCAAATATCGTTTCTGAAGCAGAAAGTTCTTATTTAGTAAAACGTGAAATTGAAAAAGAAGAAAAGAAATCAAAACTTGGGTTCAACAACTTGACACCTACTGAATGGGCTTTGCTTTCAAAAAATGTAATAAATGAGGACGATATATTAAATCCTGTTTGGAACGATTTATCTTCACCTCGTAACAAATATCAACTTGAACACGGAGCTGTTTATCCTGTAAAACTCGTGGAGCGCCTTATTAAGATGTATTCTGCCGAAGGTGATACGGTATTTGACCCGTTCTTAGGAATTGGTTCTACAATTATTGCTGCACATGGACTAAACAGACATGCCATTGGAATCGAACTTAATACAAAATTTGCAAACATTGCACAACTGTGGCTTAATGATGTACAAGGCTTGTTTGCAAACAACTATCATTACAAAGTCATCAATGATGACTGTCGAAATATGCTTAAACATATCCATAAAGACACAATACAATTAACTGTCACATCACCACCTTATGCTGACTTTATTCAGAAATCTTTGAAAGACCGTGAAACAGTTCATAAAACTTCTATTATTAAGTACGAAAACAACAGTACGGTTAAACAATATAGTGAACATGAAAATGACTTTGGCAATTTGCCTTACAAAGATTTTTTGAAGGAAATAAAATCTGTTCTAAAAGATAATTTTGAAATTACAAAACCAGGAGGTTATTCTTGTTGGGTGGTAAAAGATTATCGTGATACAAAAAATAATATTCCATACATTCCTTTTCATTCTGACCTTGCTGCTGTAGGACAGGAAGCAGGTTGGTTATATCATGATTTAATTATTTGGGATCAAACTGGTCAACGTAGATTATTTTTACTTGGTTATCCGAGTGTTTTTTATGTGAATCAAAATTGTTCATTTATTGTTGTATTTAGAAAGCCAAAATCAAAATGATTACTCAAAAAAGCGAAATGCAATTTAGTTTTAGTGGAGAGGATACTTCTTATTTAACTCATTCTTTGCATCCATATCCAGCAAAGTTTCCTCCTCAACTACCAAAGAAAATTTTAGAAATTTATGCAGTTAAAGGTCAAACTGTTCTTGACCCTTTTTGTGGTTCGGGGACCACATTAGTAGAAGCAAGAATTTTTGGGGTAAACGCGATTGGAGTTGATGTAAACGGACTTTCTGTTTTGCTTTCAAAAGTAAAATCTACACCTCTAACTGAACAACAGTTTTCAATTATAGAAAATTTTATTTCCAACATTGAAAGCGAAATTCCAAAATGGAAATCTGAGAAAAGACCAAAAATAATAATTAAAAAAATTGAGGGACAAGAACATTGGTTCCAAAATAATGTTTCTGAAGAAATAACTTATTTACTCAACGAAATCTTAAAACAAAAAGACAATGATATTCGGGATTTTTTAAAAATAGTTTTATCATCTATTATAGTTAGAGTTTCAAATCAAGAAAGCGATACGCGATTTGCTGCCATTAAGAAAAACATTATCAACGGTTACACACTTGAAGCATTTTGCAAAAAAGCAAGAGAGTATAATTCCCGAATGGCAGAATTTTCAAAACATATCCACAACACTACAGAATTACAAATATACAATGCTGATAGCAGGAATTTAGATTTTATTCCTGACAATTCCATTGACATTATTATTACATCCCCACCTTACGCAAACACTTATGATTATTATTTGTATCACAAATTCCGCATGCTTTGGCTTGATATTGACGTTAAATTTGCTCAATACAATGAAATTGGTTCAAGACGTGAATATTCCAGTTTGAAAGAAAAAAAAGAAAAATGGAACGAAGATTTGATTAAGTGTTTCGCTGAAATGCAAAGAGTTTTGAAACCAAATCATTTTGCATTCATCGTAATTGGCGACAGCGTAATAAAAAAGGAATTGATAAAAATTGAAAAGGAAATATCCGAATTTGCACCGATACTCGGATTAAAGGTGAACGAAATTTTGTCTTCTGATTTATCAAAACATTCAAAAATTTTCAATCCTTCTTATGCTCAAAAGGGTAAGAAAGAACATTTAATTATTTTAGAAAAATTATAATGCAGGAAATAAGGCTTTATTATGAGAGTTTAGAACAAGGCAGTGATTATTTGCTGCCGATGATAAGTGAAGTTACTCCAAAGGGAATAAATATCAAACTTGTGAAAAGACCAAAGAAAGCAAACCAATTTCCAAATGGGGCATTGTTTTCGATAATGTCTTTCACTACTCCAGATGCTTTAATTACAGGAATAAAAAACGGCATTGAATATCCATTAGCAATTATCGAATTTACCGAAGCAGTAAAAACAGAAGACCACGAATTACAACGCACATACGGTGCGTTAGCAGCATATCTTTCCGACACTTTTTACATCAAAATTTCAGGATATAAAGAAAGTGAAAAGATTTTTGGCGGTGCAGAATACAATCCGTATTCAACTCCTAAAATTTTGATTGAACAGTTTGGTTACGAGGGCTACATTATTGCAGAGTGGGGAACAGAAACAGACAATAAATTTACTTTACAACGAAATCAAAATTTCCCATCTTGTCCTCCCGAAATTCCAATTTTAAAAAACACAATTCAAGCAATTGTAAAATCGTTTTTGAAGTCAGAGAAAAATTGGTTTGAAAATTCAATCAAAGATTTAAAGCAAACATCATCTTACAAAAGTTATCGGAAAAAAGTTGATAACGCAACTGGTGCAAAAGAATTATTAGCAACATGGAAAGCTCGTAGAGCAACGAACTTAAACAAATTGCGTTTCTTCGTAAACAAAGATTGGATTGGTGCTAAAATCAATCGTTTCAGCCACGCAATGGACCCTGACAGAGGAATTTTAAACTTCATTTCGTTTGTGTTTTCAAAGACGCATAAAATTTTCGGAATTTACGCTTTGGTTCGTCCGAGGGGAAATGAAATATTGAAAAAGGATTTGGATAGCTTGACAACACTGCAAAGCAAATTAAAAGAAGCGATTGAAAAAGATCACGGAGGTGTTCCAAGTTGGTTAGCAGACGAGTTAATTAAAGCTGCGAAAAGTGCAAAAACGCTAAACGAGACAATTAACTTTCAATCAGTTTGGGAAAAATATAAAAGTAAAATTTCAGAAAACAAAGTTGTTGCTACTATTGCGTTTTTATTAGACGGAATGTATCTCAATTACAACGGAATAAAACTTATTTGGGACAGGCGTAAATTGTTAGGGAACAGTAAAGGCGAAGTGATTGATTTGCTGAAAAATTATTTTTCATCTACTAAGTTTACAATGATATATTTTTATTTAACTTTAATTTTCTTTCTTTTATTTTTTGTTTGGTATCATACTCAATATGCATTTCAAAAAGGGATTCATCGGGAATTAAGTTTTTATCAATTAATTTTGTCTTTTCAAAATCAATATACCTTATTGGATTAGGAATGTAGAAATAATTTGCAATCTTATTCCAATCTTTATCTCTGATTGTAACAATATCATTCAAATAAAAACTCACCCAGGATTCACCTAATTTAAAATTAGGCAAAATTTTTTCAAGTTTTTTTTGAGAGATTTCAATATATTTTTCATCTATTTCAAAACCAATATATCTTCTGCCTAAACGTTTTGCAGAAATAGCAGTTGTACCTGTTCCAGAAAATGGGTCAAGAATAATATCATTTTCATCTGTAGTCATTAGAATTAACCTATCCATTAAATGTACAGGTAACTGACAGGGGTGTGGATCTCTTTTTTTATTATGTTTTATTCTGTGAATATCTGTCCACACATCGGAAACCAGAGGACCGAAAGGGTGTAAACTATCTTTTTTACCACCATAATCTTTTAAAAGATACCCATGTCTATCGCGTCTGTGAGGATGGCGTAATTCATAAATTTTTGCACCCTTAGCTTCTTTTGTGTAGAAAAGTATTCCATAGTGGGCAGGTTGCAGAGATTTCCCCATTGGTGCAGTTGGTGCATCCCAGGATATCCAATGTTTAAAGTATGCTAACTTGTTTAAATAAGTTGCATAATACGTTAACCATTTTGGAATATTATGTAAAAAAATTGAACCGGTTGGTTTTGTTACCCTAACCATTTCTGAGATCCACTTTTCACACCAATCAAGGTATTCCTGAAACTCCAATCTATCATTATAACTCGAATAATTCTTTTTCAAATTAAAAGGGGGGTCTGCAAAAGTTACGTCAACTGAATTATCAGGAATTTTTTTAAAAAGATCCAAACAATCTCCCTGTATTATTCTATTTGTGTATTTTTCGATCATATCTTATTCAAATTTTAAACTCCATGTTTCAACTGCTAATTCAGCCAAATCGGATTGTCTCTGATTTATTGCATCAATATCCCATTCATCTATATTTGCCAATGTTTTTGTCAACCAGAATTCAGATTCTTTATATTTAACTTTTTTATCAGAAAATTTTGAGCTTTTAAAATCATTGTTTTCTTTTGTTTTTATTAAGGTGAGATTCCCGATTCTTTTGAAGTACATAGCATGATCCTCATCAGAAAAATTAGGATAATTATTTAAAGGATTTTCAGGGAGTATGTGTTCTAGATTAACAGAATCTGGATTTAGATTTACTAATAATTCCGGATTGTTTTTACCCCGATGGAAATTTTCTATTTCTGCTAAATAATACCTTGCATATTTTGCTTTACTGACAGTTGCTGTTTTAAATTTTTCTTTAAATTCATCATCAGTAGGTATATTATTCTTTAAAAATTCTTTAAGTTGGTGTGCATTACATATCTTATTATTTGTAATTTCAATAGCTGTATTAGCATATAATTGTTCCAATGTCCCACCTCCCATTGCTCCTACAATTAAATTTCTTATTAGCCACGAGACAATAAGTTTTAAGGATTTTTCAACATCATTTTTTTCAAATTTTTTAAGAATAGAAAGAGCTAAAGGTCTATATTGTTCCAAATTGAAATAATTAAGAGTTTCAACGTACTTTCTGCACTTATTATTATAATCATTCCAAAACAGTAAATTATGGTTTAATATGGCTGTGTATAGTTCAACATCGTTTTTAAGATTAAGAACAAAATTTGCTACCTCTGTTGTATTTTGTATTTCTTCTTTAATTTTTTTATACAATTCATTATTTTTCTCTCTTGCAAAACCTTTATGTGCAAACCACCAGTGTTTTATATATATCAGTAAAATATCTTCTTGAAATGATTCTAACTTAGAATTTAATTCAATCCATGAATTTTGTATCTCATTTAATCTTAGTCCAGATTTGCTGTAAAGATAATTTTTTAGTAAATCTATTTGAGCCAATGCTAAACCTCTATCGTTTAATGTTTCAAAAATTGTAAAAGCATCAATATCATCAGGTACAGATATAACTACGACTTTTAGTTTGTTATCTAAAAATTCTTTCCAATCAAATAGAATATTTTCATCATCTACTAATTTTTCAGCAATATCTGATGCTACAATAAAAAGAGCTGAGTGTTTTGCAGCTTGTATTTTATCTTCTAAATTTGAACTATTTGCTAATTGCTCTATATCTTTTCTCATAAGACTTTTCCTTAGTTATATTTTATTGTTGACGTTCAATTGCATTTATAGCCGCAGCTCTAATGTACTTGTTTTTATCAGCTTGGAGCTTTAAAGCTATTTTTTTAGGTAAATTTTCATTAGTTGTGAGACTAAATCTTACATGTAAATTTTTATCTTTTAAAAATTTTTGAACTAAATCAGGACAATACTTAAAAATATCATTACGAGAAGCTACTACACTTCTGACCTCTGGAGATTTATCTTTGGCTAGTTTTCTCAAAATCTCAGGATAAGTATGAAATAAGTTATATCTTAGCGCAATTTTACCTCTTACATTTTCATTTTTGTCTGTTGCAAATTTTTTAATTAAATTAGTGTCTAAAGCATACAAATCCTCACGAATTGCAATAGCACATCGTACAGCCCAATTTTCATCATCTGCAAGCATATAAAAAACCTTTTTAGCTAAAAACAATGAAGGGTGTGAAGCTACTTTGATGCGAACTAGCTCATCTGGGTCTTTAGCTAAAAGTTCTACAACTTCTAAAGCTGAAAATAAATGAGGATGCTGAATTAACACTAGTCTAATATAGACATCTTTATCTTTTGTCAATTCTTTTGCAATATGCGGTGCATCTAAAAACAAAGATATATTAGAGGCAAGGTTTTTTCTTACAAAAAACGATTCATCTTGTGCTAATTTCTCTGCCAATTCTGGTGCAACCTTAAATAATAGCGGATTTACCGCAGCTAATACTCTTACTGTATCGTCTTTATTCCTAACTAAAGAATATAATTTTTTACGTAATTTTGTAGATTTATCCATTAAACCCTCCCTTTTTAATTATAATACTATTTTTCTATTGTTATCACTTTTAAAATATGATATGTTTATAAATAGGAGGGTAAGTTATGGAATATATAGGAAATAAAGACTTATTAAAGTTACCAAAAATTGGGTTTCTTTGTAGTAAAGAAATTATGGCTTCGGCTGTTTTAAAATGTTATGATTGGGCTATAGAACAAAGAAATCAAGGTAATTGTGTTATTATCGGCAATGAAAATCCTCTTGAAAAAGACGTACTATATTTTCTACTTGCTAGAGGTAATCAGCCTGTAATTGTTGTCTTAAGTAAAGGTTATGAAGCTGATAACCAAATATCATTACAGGATTGTGTAAAAGGAGGTAGGGTTTTAGTTATTAGCCCTTTCGATAAAAAGGTCGAAGATGTTACGCCTGAAAATGTACAAATAAAAAATAAATTAGTAGTTGACTTAGCTGATAAAATCGTAGTAGGATGTTTAAAGAATGATAAAGCATTAGAAAACTTATTAAAGGAATCCAAAAAAGACTATACAATTATTCGTCAACCAAGTAAAGACAGGAGGAGATATGACTCAAATAAAAGTAAAGCAATTATGTGAAAACGCTACTATACCAACAAGAGCGCATCCCGATGACGCAGGTTTAGACATTTATACACCGATAGATGTAATTCTCCCCCCAAACCAAGTAGTTAAAATACCTCTTGGTATTGCAATTGAGATACCCATTGGTTTTGTTGGCATGATTTGCGATAGAAGCTCTATGGCATTAAAAGGTGTAAAAACCTTAGGCGGTATTATTGATGCAGGTTACAGAGGTGAAATTGCGACAATCCTTACTAATGTTACATCTCAGCCTATTACTTTAACAGCTAAAACCAAAATTGCCCAAATGCTAATAATGCCAATATTATTATCACCTATAGTTAAAGTAGATTTATTAAGCGACTCCCAAAGAGGTGATAAAGGTTTTGGTAGCACTGATATACCTAAAGCTAATACCCAAGAAGAAACTCAAGAAGAAACCTCATATATTAAACGTATTTTTGATGATATATTTAGCTCGTAGAAACCGATACTGTAATATCAGTAGTTGGGTCTAAGACTAAAGGTCTTTCATCTGGAGAAACTGTAATTAAATCATTTGCTGCATCAAATTGTGGGTAAGTAATAGCTACAGCTATAACGCCGGGAATGGAATTTGCAGCTGCAATACACTTAGATAATGAAACATTTTCTCCAACACCTAAACTATTGATATAACCTGCTACTGAAGCTTTCACTCTTTCTCGTATTTCCGAAAATGGAAGACCTGTTTTAAGTCTTACGACTAAGCTTAATTTAATTCGTTTTATGATTGCTGGTTTAATATCAATGGTGGTTCCTGCTGCACGCACACCGGGATAGTTAATTATATCAGAAGCATCGCCATAGATAACTCTATTTAATTCTCTAGTTAGTCCTGTATAATACTTATAAGCATCCACTCCAAAATGAATTTGAGTGTCAAAATTAAATTTACCGAAAGCTTCTATAAACGAACCAACTGATGAGCTAATTCTATTTACTAAGTTTGGCGAATCAACAATAATAGTTTGAGTTACATTATCTGCCGCACCTAAAGCAAAAATTCTCTTATAAACTACTAATGGGTCTTTTTCTTCTATATTCACTTGAGTGTATTCTGCGCCTAGTGTAACAGGTAAAGCTGGAGGGTTAGGTATTGGAGTAGTCCAAATGCGAGTAGCGGTTGGGAAGAAATAACCCGTACCAAAAGATTCATCAACTACTTTATAACGACCAACATTTTGAGTGCCAAGTATATTGGTTGAAATAACTAAAGTATCATTAGGCATTACAGAGTCATAAGAGTAAAACTTAATAGAATTGCCGTTACCTAATGTAAATATCTCTTCTACTGCATTGTCTGATTTAATGTAAAAGGTATCCTCACCAAAAACTCTTACTACTTGATATATGCCTTGATTTGCTTGATTAAATTCTTGTACTTCCCAAGCAGTTGGGGAAATATCTGGCTGATTATTTAAGTTACCATTTATAAGTGATGTATAATTTAACCCATTAAAATGGACTCTAGCACCTATGCTATAAGTAACAGTGCTTTGCCAATCTGGTTCTTTAACATTTTTAATTCGTACCCAATCACCTTCTTGCACTTGTGCGGTACTTAAATTAAACGAACTACCTCCAATGGATATAATGGCTACAAAATCACCTTGTCTTTCAACTTTAATTTGAGTAGTAGCATCTTGAGTAGTAGGTCTGATGGTTTGGAAAGTACCTGAACCGCCGTTAATTCCTATACCATCGCTATAAACTTGTAAGCTAGTTGTAGCGTCAAAACCTAATTGTTTATTTTGTCTTAATTGATTTTGTACTTTAAGCCATTGACCTTCTACTAAACCTTTTCTTAACTCGTATGGTACTTTAATAATACCCATTTTATTTTGTTTTTCAAAGGCAGAACCTACTACTGCTAAGTTTAATTTATTAGCTGTACCACCTGCTACTTGGATAGAACCAGCATTTCCAAAAGTATTAGTAGTGATTTGAATTTGTCTTCCGTATTGAGAATTAGTAATCCTAGAAACATTTGAAAGACCTGTAACTACTAGTCTATTCCAAAATCTTACTATTTGGTCAGAATTTAATGCTAATAAATATAATTTTTCATCAACTTCCAGTGAATCATTAAATGGTTTTTTAAGTGTAAATTGCGGTGAACCAATTAAGCTACCTAAGTTAGTAATTTTAATAGAATTTGCTCCATCGTAAAGTTTACGATAAGGAGTAGAACCTGTAAATGTAGCAGATGCAACTACATTAGAAGTTTGGCTAGCAAGCTTGCTAGAATAAACAGTTAATAAATAATTTGGTGCATTTATTTCATTTTCTAGTACTACATAATAACCATTATACACACTATTACTACCAGTAAATCCATTGACATAAATAGTAGAACCTATTGGTACATTAGTATCAGAAATAAGTTTGATTAAACGTTTACTGATAAAAGTTTGATAACCTAAAATGTTACCGCTTAAGTAATTCGTACTTAAACCTTCATCTTCAGTAGATTGAGTTATTGGTGCAGAAGTATTGCCGTTTGTAATTTTTGCTATAAATTTATCATTTAGATTGTTTGTAACATAATCTACAACTTCTTGTGCAGTAGTTTGTACTGAACCAAATGCAAGGTTAGCGGTATTTGCTAAACTTCTAGCTAAACTACCTTGAGGTTTGTATAATGTGGTTGTACCACCTGTACCACTTGCGTTACCACTTTCTTGATAGTAGTAAGTAAATGTAGTTGAGTTAATAACACTATCTACAATAAACATTCCACCTAAATCTAAAGTAGTTACAGACCAATCAGTAGGGTTAATATCTGGTTGAGAGTTAGTATTGATAGTTAAAGAAATATAATTTTGACCATTATATCTTACTAAATCACCGGGATTGTAAGTAGTGGCATTATTCCAAGCGTTTAAAGTAACATTAGCTATTTTGATTATATTGCCAGCACTTAAATTATGGTTTGTGGTAGTAACAACTGTAACTAAATTACCTGTTTTAGTTATAGTTGATATATTAGAAACGGTTGAAGGACCAAAAGATTGATAATCAAATCTACCTATATTAGAAATTGGAGCTGATACGCCATTTTTAATTATTTGGAATTGTGTAGGAGTAATAACTTTATAAACTGGTGCAAGACCATCATAAGAGCCTGTACCTACACCACTAATTAAAATGATATTTTCTGCTTGTAAATTGTGCGGTGTAGATGTGTTAATAGTAATAATGTTTGAAGAATGCGTAGCAGTAAGTATATTGCCATGTGGTACAGAACTAGGCATTTGTACGCTAAATTGAGTTGGGCTAATTACATTTGCGACATAAATAGTATTAAATGGATAAACTAAACCATCTGGACTTGAAGTATTCCATATACCAATTAACTGACCGTTGATTATATTATGAGGAGTAGGAGTAGTAATTGTAATAGTACCATTTTGGTTAATCATATCACTAAAACTAATGTTATCAGAAATAGCGGTGCCAGTTGGAATTTCTATGGTAAATGATGTTGGAGTAACTGCAACTACTTTACCTCTAATGTTTTTATTATTAGGTAAAAAGTTTGCGCCATTACTAATTATAACAATATCACCTACTTGGACATTTGCACCAGTGTTTGAAAAGTCAGGTTGAGTACCTACTCTATAAGTAAATGTAACAGTATCTTTACCTTGTGTTGTAGTAACTTGGGTAGTAAACGAAGTAGTGTGGTCCCAATTTGGAGTTCTACTATTAGTTACTGGCAATATAAGTTGTAAATCAATTATATCACTAACATTAAATCTATGTGATAAAGTGGTTTGGTTTATATCATCGGGATAAACAAATCCTACTCTATATTTTTCGCCATTTTTACCAAAATCGTAAGATTTAAATTGAATTGAATAAGTGCCATTAGTTAGAGTTGTTCTAGCTTGTCTTAAAACCTTAAAGTTATTAAAATCAAAACCATTAAATGAAGCTGGGTCATTAAGTGCCAATGAAGACTCTGCATCATCAGCTGAAAAATCTTGATTGGTTGGAGCACTGTGAGTATTTACTTTAAGTTTACGTGAAATAGGTACATTAAAATTCTTAGTAGTAGTATCAGAGTCCACTATGATTGATACAATATCTCTTGGGTCAAACTGAAATGAAGACCTTAAGAAATATCTATCATTTGCTTGAATAACTGATGCACCAGCTTTCATATAGCGTGGTGGTAGTAATGTTAATTCATTAGTTGTAGGATTAAATTCTTTAACAAAAACCCGTCTTTCTTTATTAGAGTCTTTTAAAATTTTTAAAGGTGAAGTGGTGTATTTATCTAAAATCTCAATCCAATCACTTTCATTGCCACCAATAGCTAAATAATCTGGAACATTAAATACGCTATCACTAATAGCTGTACCAAAACTAGAATGAGTAAAGCTTGGGAAATTAGCTTCCGTATCAGCTGTTAACTGAAAACCAAAATGCGATGAAACATTTTTAAATACCTGACCAATAGGTAACTGAAGGGCTGCTGCACCTTTATCTGCTGCTATAATATAAAGTTCACCATATTCATCGTAAGTTTGAGTTGTAATTCTAATTTTAGAGCCTACAATATCAGCATCAATACCTAAGATTTTACTTTGTATATCATTTACAAGATAAGTTAATGAGCCAGCATTAAAATCCCATAATTGAATAGGTGCATTAGACCTGACTATTTGTATGCGGTCAGTAAGTGGTGTGAAAGTGATATTTAAATTAGAACGAGTAGTATTGCCGTCATCTACTATAATCTGTCCTTGCTGAACAGACTCAATCTTCCAATAACCCTGATTTGAAATTAGAGGTGCTGGGTCTGTTGGGTCTGCCCATACTAATACCCAATCACCTTCTTTTGCTTCTTCAAAACCTTCTGGTATTAGTGATGGAGAATTAGCAGTGATAGTAAGTTTAGTACCTGTTTTAGTAAATTTTACTTGAGTATTTGTTTTTAAACCATTTGGTACAGGTTTTACATCTCCATCTACAATCATCCATACCCGACCATTTGTAGATATACCTGAAGGTATAGATTCTGTTAATATATTAGCACGAGTAAATGGAGTTCCTGCTGTTAACTTATCATTTGGTGAAAGAGGTTTTGTTAATGCTAATTGGCCTGTTTGTTTATTTAAAGTATAGTCAGCTGTAATACCTTGACTAAATAATACTGCATTTGCCGCAAAAATCTTAGGTACTAATGTACCACCTGTTATTTCTATTGAAGCTTGATTTGATGCACCGCGAGTAGAAGTAAACTCAATTACATCACCATTTATATTAGCTTTTACTCCAGACATTTTAAATTCAAATACTTTAGACCAAAGCTCTAATGATTGAGTGCTACTTACTACCGCACCGCTATCAAAAACTTGGAAGTCAGCATTGGTAAAAGTAACTGTAATTTCTGGTGTACCATCTACTTTATATTTTAGTGTATCGCCACTTGTAATAGTATTAGACCATAATGCTTTAGATAAAGTAGTTACTTTAGCTACTTTACCATCTTGTAATAAAGGTTTATCATTAACATAAAGTCTTAAGGTAGTTTCGGTATTTTGTGGGAAACCAAAAATTTCATTAGCATCATAACCTAGTGTTGGTACTTTAATCTTAATACTATTTGCAAATCTATCTTTAGGGAAAAGAACTATTCTAGTACCGTTATCGGCAGTTGCAGCTAAAAAGTTAATGTTTGGATTAGCGTTAATAGAAGCTATAACCTCAAATGGCAATGCAGATGAAGCTACTTTAAAATCACTAGGATTAAATTGATGGGTAGTAGTTTCATTATTTATTTCTACTGATAAATAAGCTATTTGCGATAAATTGTAAGGCCCTACATTTACACATTTTAGTCTTGCTTGAGCTAGTGGGAAATTTCTTAATTGGATTTCTTTTTCTCCACCTACTGCTTTATCTATAATAGTTTCAAAAGGAGCACCGACAAACTTTGCCTCATAGCCTGTTCCGTCATCAAATACCAATGCAGTAGTACCATCAGTATAGCGCGAGATATTTGCTGATTGAACTTTTTTATTTTCATCACTTGCCATTACATCTATTGCGGCAACTTTAATAGCTAATTCAGTACCTTTGGCTTTTGCTTGCTCATAAGCCTTGATACGATTTCTAATATCTTCATCAGTATCAGCTTCACGACCAAAACTTGCAGGTATTGGATTTGTAACATCAGCTGGGAATGGTAAACCTATAGCTACTTTAATAGCACCTTTTGGTACGTTACCTATAGTACCAACTTGCTCACAGACGACTGGTATGTTTTCAACGGTAGTTTCTCCATCTGGTATAGTAGCATTTGCAGTAGTACTAAAAGTAATGGGAGCAAGCGATGCTCCTTGCGCAGTTTGTAATTGAGTACCTGCTGGGATAAGTCTATTGCCACCTTGAGCAAGCACTACCGACTCCCCAATGTTATGGAACTTGGTAGTAGGTGAAGTAGGTGCAAGTGTGATTTTGTAATATGCTCCACCAGCTTCTGGAGTTACTGAAATATAATCAAGCGGGCCTTCAAAATTTGGAGTATTTCTACCAATATAAATTTTACCGCCTGTTGGGTTAAATTTAGAGCCATCAACTATGTATATAGTAAGAGAACCAGCTACAGGTGCAGGTTGTCCTGAATAGACAAATGATGAAATTTTTTCAAAAGATTTATCATTTATATTAACTTTACTTATTGCAGGTAAAGCTTGCAAAATTGGTACATTAGCGTCTCTTGCTTTTCTTTGTAGTGCATCCCCAATTGCTCTATCAATTGAGTTAGCATCAATCATATTTATAATATCAGCATAAGCCTTAAATTGTGATTGAGCAACAGCCTCAATAAACTGCCTTAAAACAGAAGTCTGATTTAAGTCATTTAATTCAGGTACTCTTGCTAAAATACTATCTACAATATCACCTATAATTTGTTCACGACTTCTTAATTTTGGAATATCAGCCATATATCTATAAGATTAGGGCTTTAAAATTTGTATTTTAATAAACGTAAGTACCTATTTATAGTCATTTTTTCAGATTTTTTTATTTTGGATTTAATTTCTGGGGTGAAATCCTCTGGTTTATTTTTGTAGTGACGGGTGAGCCATACTCTCCAATTATCATTGTTTGGAACTGTATCATATACCCACTTAACAAATTCCTCTTGGTGAGGTTGCAGAGGGTTTTTACCTGCGAGCATTTCTCTAATGTTCGTGGTTTTTTTTAATATAAATGGTCTAAATAAATTAAACAATTTTTCATTTAAAATGAAAATATAATTTTGAGTTTTAACTTCAGATTTAAATACATCACCTATAAACCCATTTAATCCTTTTACAACTAAAACATAATAAGGAATACCCTTACTATCTACAAATTGATAAGTCTCAAACTGCATATCAGAAGCGTTAATAGGTTTTTTGCTTACTATAGGTCTTAAAAATTTATTAGCATCATTTAATGTAATCAATTCTTTTACTGGAGCATATATAGGAATTGAACTAATTAAATCTTTTCTTAAATTTGTGGAATTATTAGATACAACTTGTAGAGCTTTATAAGTTTTAAAAATCTTAGTATAAGCTTTTAATAACCCTTCTTGTTGTAATTTTTCTTGTGGAGATAGGTCTTTTTTAGATTTTAATTTTTCTATCGCCTCTTTGATGGCAGGTGAATAAATGTTAATTTGATTTTTGCCATTTAACTTGCCATATACTAATGCCCGTAACGCATTGGAAATAGTATCACCAACACCTATAGTTAAGGTAAATTTTGTCGCTTTAGTATATTCATCTTTTAACTTAAATAAATCTTTTATGTATTTTTTAGGCATATAAAAACTAACATCATCTCCGCCATTTATGTAAACCACACCCTCATGCATTTTAGCCCAATTTACTATTATATCATTGCCCATTCTAATAATACGGTCGTTTTCTTTAATTGCACTTAAATCGTTTGACATTGCCGCACGTTCTACTGACGCACCAATGTTATCACCATCAGTGGCAACATATACAATCTCTTTACTTTCAGAATTTTTACTTAATTTAGAAAATTGGTATTCTGCCTTTTTAAGTAGTAAATACTTGTTGACGGTTAGTTTTTCAGATTTTTGAGTTTGGGATTTTAAGTTTTGTAGAAATTGTGTTAAGTCTATGCCTTGTTCTTTAGCATTTTGCTGCAATTTACGACGTACATTCAAATTTTCATCATTTAATAATTTTTCAACTAGATTAGGAAATTTGGTGAATAAGTCTGGGTATTTGGCGATTTGATAGCGAATATCCACATTTTCATCATTTGAACATTTTGCACAATGTCCCATTGCCCTTTTTTCACCTGCATCAAAACGAGCTCCTAAGTGAAACCATGCTCTATTTGGAGTGGCAGCAGGATTAAACATTTTAGTTTTATCTGTAGGTACTACCTTTCTTTCTTTATCTAATCGTTTTTGCTGGTACTCTTTTTCGGCATTCTCAAGCATTGAAAGTCCTGTATGTAAGTCATGAGTTTTGTCAAAACGTACCTTTTCAACCTCTGGAGCTCCTCTTGCCATATCAGCATAGTGCTGAATGGTAGATTTAATTTCTGGCGTAAAATCTTCTGGTTTATTTTTGTAGTGACGGGTGAGCCATACTCTCCAATTATCGTTATGAGGTATTGTATCATACACCCACTTAACGAACTCCTCTTGGTGAGGNNCCTGCAAGCATTTCCCTAATGTTAGTGGCTTTAGAGAGAGGTTCTGTAACTAAACTCCACGCATATTTACGTAAATAATGATAAATGGTAAATACTTTATTTTTTTGCATGATTAAAACCTATCTAATTTAAAAGATTAGGTTTTATAAGGAGTTATAAAGGTATTTCTGCCTCTAAAGGTAAGTAATTACCAGTGCTAGCTACCTCAACTAATACTTTAATGTTTAGTGCAACACCTCTTTTACTTACCTCACCTATTACTATACCATTAAAGCGACTATCTTCACTAAAAGCTTTTTGCAATTCATTCATAATAGCATTAGTATCTATTTCCGATGACGGTGTACCAGCTTCTACACCTACTCCAAAACTTGGATTTTGAAGTAAAGAACCTGCTTTAGTTCTTAGAATCATCATAGCAGCTTGGATGATATTAGTTAAACCTTGAGCAAGTTTAATATCACCATCCGAGCTAAAGACCAAGTCTCCATTTTTATCTAGTAAAAAATCAGTTTTAGCAATTTTAAATAACCCATTTAAATCATCAATACCAGCACCTATTTTAATTCTGCCATCTATTGTTACAGGATTTGACGATGGAATAGCTATCAATTTCAATGAATTAACTGTGTTTGGTAAAAATGTGTGCAATCTGGCATTTTCTGAAACTTTATAACCTGCTAAGGTTTGATTTTTTACAGGTTCAAATGTAACGATAGTTTCCACACTTGAAACTATATCAATAGACCGAATTTTTCTTTTAACAGGAGGTAAAGTATCAGAAAGTATTTCTACAACCTGACCAATGTATAATTGATTTGCACCATAAGTTTTTTGGCCAACCATATCATCGCTTACTATGTAAGTAGTAGGGATTGTTATAGAATCCCCTGACGCTGGTGCAAGTAGTGGTAAGTAAAAACCTTCTTCATCCACATATGGAGCTTGTAATCCGTTTAGCGCAGCAATCTCAATCCACCTATTAGCGTCTCCCAGATATTGTAACGCTAATGCCTCTAAAGAAGAGCCATAAGGAAATGGTACATAAAACTTAGAAGTATTAAGACCAAAATTTAAACCATTAGATATTGCAAAATCCCGATAAAAAGTATAATAATCATCGGTTCTAACATTAGACGAATTTTCTAGTGCGGCAATTAAATTATCAATAGAAATTAAAATAGAATTTAACTGGTCTAGTATTGCTATATCTTGAGTTGAAAGTTGTTTGTAGGTTTTCTTTGGCTTTGGTCTTCCACTTACTCTAGAAAATGACTCACTACCACCACCTAAACTTTCTGATACAGAAATAATAAACTCTTCGATTTGTTTTCGTCTTTGCCTTAAATCATCGGGCGTTAATTGTCTTACCCTTTCTATTTCTTGGTTAATAAGTTCTTGTACATTTTCATTTAAATCTAAACTTTCAATACTTGCACCTTCATCATCATCAAAAATTTCTGGGTATAATGCAGGATTATTTACTATATTTGTAATTGGATTTGTTTGCCCATTATTTAAATTATCATTTGGTGTGCCACCACTAACACTAGATGCACCGCTAGCATAATCATTTAAAGCAGATTCAGTTGTACCACCATCAGTGCCAAAAACAAAAATAAGAGCTGCTTTTGTAATAGCTTGTAAAAGTTTAAAATACCTAGAATTATCGGCTAATTCTTGAGCTATTTTTTCTTTCCAAGCAGATTGTAAACCTTTCATTAAAGATGAACTATTTTCCCAATCAGTAGTAGACATAAATTCTAGCATAGTAAAAGAAAGATTTACTATATCTTTACCGTATAAAATTAACTCTCTTAATGGATTGATAAATGAAGTTTCTATATCAGAACGAATACCTTGTAATACTCCATAAGACTGAGCTAAAATCTTACGAGCATTTCTCAACTGATTAACTGCGTTTTGTATTTTATTTACATTATCAATAGTAGAAAGTGCAGTTGGTTTTTTAGTTGCAAGCTGAACTGGTACAGGTCTTCTTTCCCATGCAGTTAAAGTAATATTATAGAAATACTCTAATGAACCTGCTTGTTTTCTAAAATTAAAATTATTCAAAGTAACGTTGTAATACATCTTATCTTTATGCACTTGAAATACTAACTTATAATCTTTTGCTTCAGGTTGTTTTTTAAGAGCTAGATAAGCATCAAAAAATCTAGCTAAATTATGCATAAAGACATAACCTGAATTGGGATTATAGTCTTTATATTTATTTGGAGATACAGTCATTAAATTTGTATATTTTGGGCTTGTACCTTGAGTAAAAGCATTGTTTATTTGTGTTGTTTGTCTTTCGATATTCTTTAGCTGTTGAATAGTATTACTAAAAGCATATTCTAGTACAGTCTGTAATAAATTTGGTGTTTGTTTAGGAGTATCTGTTGGAGCAAGAGCTGGCATTATACCAGTTGTACCGCTAATACTAATTTGTCTAAGCGGTGAACTATTATGTTCTTCAATTATACCTTTCATTGTGGTACTAACCGCTATCGCAGTTGGTACATTAAACACTACTGATTGAGGATTGATTGGGAAAGTTATTGAACTAATAATTCTATCATTTCCATCAACAATTAAAAATTCATATGGGTAACTATATCGTAAATCTTCGTCATTTAATTCCGCCCACCTAAAAAAACTATCATTGATGTATAAAGTAGAAAAACTAATACCTCCTAATTTATCATTTTTAGCTGGACTAATAGAAGTCTTATACCAATCACGAATAACAAGTTGATTATTTGGAGTATTATTAGTTTTTTTGGTAAAAGGATTTAATTCTTGGATTTTTGCACCAATGGTATCTTTTGCTTTATTTAATTTATCATCTAAAAAGCCCATTAGCTAGCTACCCCCGAACCTGTACCTGTGCCAAAAATTCCACACACTTGCGACGATGAAGGAATACAAATACCATTTATAATTACCGAACCACTACTTCGAGTGTGAATAGTTTGTTGATAAGCTAGGGCAATAGATTGAACAAAATCCCCCCAAGCCCCACCTTTTAGATTAGGGCTATTCGCAGTAATAGCATCTTTAACGGCATTTGCATCAATTCCAGAAAATCCACCATAAGCAATACCCCCTGCACCTGCATAAACTGTAGTGTGGTTTGATGATAATGTCCAACACACCTTAAAATGCTCAGAAATTGCCTCTGCAATACCTTGCGCAAATCCTTTTAAAACTTGACCACTCAAATTTTGGGGAGTTGGTGGGTATGGGTCATGTACAGTTTTACCATATTTTGCTAAAACTGATGCTCTAATCCTAGTATAAATTTGTTCTATAAAAAAATCCTTATCTATTATGATACCTACTCCAGTACCAACTGCTGGTACTGGTGGCATAGCAGTAGAACCTACATCATTTGTAGTAAAGTTAATAGATGTGGTTGCCTTTGCTATACCTTGAGCAATAGACTTACACATCTCTTTAAAATAAGATGGGTTGGGTGAATTAAGTGGAGAGTGAGTAGTTACTCGCTCTATATTTTCTGCCACTTTTTTTGTCATCATTTCTACTAATACACTTTCAATTATTGGCATAATTACATATCACCAAAAACTGTTTTTGAGGCTTGTACTGGCACCCCTGTTATTAAGTCTATAACCCCCATGTGAGACATTTCGGTTGTAATACCACTACCTTCACCATTTAGATAAACCTTACTTGCTTTAATTTTGGCATTTTGACCAGCTTGTACATCTACATTGCCTGAAGCTTTCGCTTTTAATTCTTTACATTCAACTTGAGCTGACTCTTTTACATTTGCTTTTAAATTCTTACAAGTAACATTTACATCACCTTCAACTTGTAAGGTAACATTTCCTTTAACTTGAATAGTACAGTTACCTTCCACCGTTAATGAACTATCTTTTTTAACAACAGTCTTTGCAACATTTAACACGTTTACTTCTAAGTCATTGGTATTTAAAGAGATTTTTTTATCTTTTTTTGATAGCATTAAACATTCTGTGTTTGAATCATTTAACACTATCTGGTCAGTTTGAATTTGAAAAAAAGGTCCAAAATCAGATTTAGCCATATAATTAAAATTACTATCAATTGAAATTTCAAATTTATTATAACGCTTTTTCCATTCTTGTTGAGAATTTTTAATGGTTGGCATCTTACCTTTAAAATTACGAACCGCTCCTATAATGATACCATAAAGCAATACACCTTTTGGGAATACTACTAAAACTAAAGAATTAGGTAGAAGTAAGCTATGCTCATAGTTATCTGTACTACCATAACTATCAGCTAAGATACAATTATTAACTGGAATTTGAGCGTTACCTTCAAGCGATACCATTACAGCATACTCATATTGATATTTAGACTTATTTTGAGGATGGTCTGGTGGATAAACTGCTACTACCGTTCCTGTGTACACTGCTAGGTAGTTCATTTATTAAACCCCTCCTTATTTCTTTCGTAATCTGTCGCTCCAACTATATTTGGAGATTGGTTAATATATTCTGGAGTTTTTTGTAATGATGGGTATTGTGGTATATCATTTGGTGAAGTAAGACAACTAGCTAAAATACCATCAGTGCCAACTAAAATGGTACGAAATTCTTTAGTACCATTTTGAGTTAAAGTAGCTACGTGTTTTACACTTTGAATATGATAAACTACCCCACGAACTTCCATATTATCACCTTCACATATTGGTTCTACTATACCCCGACACTCTAATGTAATAGATGGTTTTAGATGACCATTAAATAAATGGTCTGCTTTAATTCTAGCAAAGTATGGGGTAAAAGTAATTTCTGGAGTAAAAGAATCAAAATCAGTTTCAAAAATTTGTTGTCTTAAACCGTTTCTCTTAACATCATTTTCATCTATGACGTAGTTTTTAGATGCAATTTGAACTAATCTTGCATTTTCTGCGCTATTTTTACCCTCATTATTGGGACCGAAAAAAATAGAGTTAATAGGATTTGAAAACACTTGTACAAAATTTACCCTTGCACCATCATTAGTAGTAATAGTAATAGTTTGTATCATAGATTCATCTATAACCCATCTTGGTAAATTATAATACATAGCACGACTTGCGAATTTTTTAGGTATTCTAACGGTAAATGTAGAGTTTTGAGATGCTTTTGCATCAGGTTGGTTTTGGTCTATCTTTTTATCACTTGATTGTAAATTTTTAGATTTTGACGAAACTTTAGGTAAATCAATTATGTCAATTTTACCGCCTAGTAATGCATTAAATAAACCAGTACTAAAAGGTTGTTCACGTACTACAATTGTAGGCTTAATCCGATTAAATTGGTCACATCTAAAACAAGTGTACATTTCATTTAGCATACTATTTAAATACTGCTGAAACATCTGCCAGATAGTAGTAGCTGTCCAAATTGGTGGCTTAAAAAATATACTACCCTTTAGTGGTATGCCAGTTTGCCAAATACTAAAATCTTTAGAAACCTTAGTAGAAATTGGAGAAAAATTTTCCCACTCATTTTCGCTTCTTTTATAATATCTTTGTAAACCTAAAATAGCATTGTATAGCTGATAAAGCGGAACTTGACTAGAAGCACTGCGAATATTTAAGATTTGAGCTAATAACTTTGGCACCATAATCGCATCATTAAAAGAACCGGGCAAATCTATACCTTTAATATCAGCTAAGTATTCCTTTTTATTTATTCCAAAAAGCCAAATCATTAGTAAATGTATCACTTCATTGGGTTGAGAACCATAAGCTAAATCTTTTTGGTCATTTTTACCCGTTAAATATAATAATACTTTTTGAGCTACAGAATCGTATTGAAGTCTGGGTAATTTAGAAAGAGCTGCGCTTGCAATAGCTAATCCCGTTTCTGTAGCTTTTTGTCCCTCTAAAGATGGTGGTATAAGAGATGATAACGCAAATGGTGTAAAATAAATTGTAGTAAATAATTCTGAAAAAGCATCACACCTAATTTGTTGAATTATAGTTCGTGTACCATTAAAAGCTACAGTATCCAAAGTAGAAACGGCAGTAACACGACCAACAAACTTTAAACCAGAGTGCCAATCATTAAATGTATGATGTCCATCGTGCAGTGGTTTAAATTGTCCTGTCTCACGAATTGTAAGTAACGTTTTTGTAATCTGTTCTATTATTTTAGGGTCATCATGTACCCAGACTAAACACCAATCACCGTTTGCTACTGCATTAGGATAATAAACATCGCCCGATTTTAGCATTAAATTACAAGACTTAACGACACTATGTTTATTATTTTCAATGTTAACTTGAATACAATCATCTTGTACAACTAGCAGTGGTTTGATTTTTAGTAAGCTACCTTTACGACTATAAGCAGAAGCAGGATTTTCGTACCTTATAAATGCAACTACCCATTGTGGTGATGTTTCGTGTAAACCACTGCCTATTTTTTCATTATAAGGTCTAACATTTGTTGTTACGATTGATTTTAACCCAGCCATTATTGACCTTTAGTTATACTACCAGAAGTTTTAGCGTTTTGTTGTTGTTTTATTGTATTAGCATAATCTAATACGTTTATATCCCCTACATCACCCATTATAGGTAATCTTAAACGCCGAGTTTCTTCTATTTTTTGCGTATTTAATTTTTCTTGTTTTGCTCTATCTTGTTGTTCTACATAACTTCTTAGTAATTCTTGTCCTGCATCTTTAATCGCTCTACTTAACATTTCTGGTAAATCTTTAATCATATTTAAAAGTACTGCATTTGTTTGAGCTGCGGTCTGTTCTTGCTGTACCATTAGTGAAGGAGATTTAAATTCTGGGGTGACTTCTTGAGGTAGTCTTGCTTGTTCTACAGCAGTTCTATCTACAGTACCGCCACCTGCTCTTAGTACACTAGACATTGCAGCAGCCACTGTAGGTTTTTTCTCTTGTCCTGTAATAAGTAACTCAGAAGTACTAGCCCCAAGTACTTTTTTCGTAACTTCTTCAGTTTCTTTTGGAACAATACCTTCCACTAATTTAAGTGAATAACCTGATAAGCCTTGATGCAGTTCACTTAATTCCTTATCAATTTCAGTTTCATTTTTACCGCCTGCTAATCGTAAGTTTGACATTATCACTGCTGTTTGACGACGAACTTCAGGTTTATCCATTCCTCTTTCAATCATCACTCGTGCAGTTAATGGGTCTAAACCCATAGAAATAAGTTTACTAAACATTGCTATATTAGAAAATGTACCTGAACCATACATTCTTTCTAATATATTAAATCCACGACTAATACCTTCTGCAACTTCTGATTTTACAACGGGAGTTAAAGCCGTAGGCTCAATACCACGCTGCCTTGCTACATCTGCTTGCGCTTGTGCTTGTAAAGTTGCAGCTTGAGCCGCTAAATCTAAAGGAATTTGACTAGCATCTGCACCATACCCTGCACTAATACTTGCAACCATGCCTGTTAAAGTGTTACGAGCTAAATAATCAGTTTGTCCTAATTGCGAAACCGTTGAAAATGCTTTAGCAAAAAATTGACCACCAAAAGCACCTAACCCAAAACGTATAGCTTGTTCAGATAAACGAGGGTCAATACCAACTAAATTCTGAGCCATTCTAGCATAAATCATCTCATTTGCGGTTAAAGTTCTTCCCTGAAACATAGCAGAAGCAAATGCAAATGGTCTAGTAGTTTGTTCACTTAATCCTCTTAACATTCCTGTTTGAACTTCACCTAAAACAGGTTCTAATCCTAGCATTTTAATTTGTAAATCACGCGCTTGAGCTATTTGCATTCCCTGATTTGCCGCATCTCTTAGATATTGAAACCTTGCTATATCACCTTGCTCATAGGCTGCAAGTAGTCTATCTCTAACATATCTTTCTGGGTCTTCACCTGCTAATATAGCCCATATAGTACCTAACCCTCTTCTAACTCCAAAACCTAAAGTTTCTAATAATCCTATAGGCTGATTAGCTATTGCTCTTTGTGCAGTACCAATACCTTGCGAACGAAATATTTGTCGTGTTAAATCTCCTTGTAAAGCTTCACGGGCAGCAATAGTTTCAACTCCAGCCATCTGAGCTTGGGCTTGTTGCATCGCTTCAGGCCCAAACTGTCCATACAAAAAAGCCCCTGTGCGATAAGCTCCATATAATGCCCCAGCCATCGGTAAATAGCGACCTAATGTCATTAAGGCAGATGGAGTTGCTCCTTGAGTAACAAAAACTTCTTTTAACGCTTGAACAAAGCCTTGTCTTTCTCTTTGAACTTCACCTGAAGGTGCAGCAGCTTCTGGAGCTTCTTTACTTTCAGCTATTTTTTTTAAAGAGTCAGCAATGTTATTTAATTTAGTAATCGTTTCTGATAAGGCGTTTGCTTGCGCTGCACTTGTACTTACTTGAGCAGCTGCTAATTGTTTTTGAGCAGGAGTAATGGTTGGGTCAGTTGCAGCACGACCTGCTTCAACCATTTTTTCCTTAATAGTTTGGAATTGTTGAGTAAGTGTTTCTACTTGTTTTTTTAAAGTATCAATTGCAGAAGTAGCTTGACCAGAGGTAAAGGTTTTAAGCAGTTGTTGCTCAGTTTGGCTTAATTGTACACCTAAAGATTGTAATGTTTTTTGGAAATCTTGTAAGTTTTTAGTGGTCTTAAATAATTGCTCTAATTCATTTGAGACATTAGAAAGAGACTTCGCACCTTGTTCACCTAAAACAGTGGTATCTTTTTGGAGTTCTTTTAAGACCTGTAAAATCTTTTCTTGGTCTCTAACATCAAAGCTAAAGACTATTTTATTTTCAGCCACTTTTTAACCTCTTTTTAGTGAACTATTCACCGTCTAAATTAAAAACATCTTCTTTTTCAAGAAAATCCTTATCTATAAGATTAGGAGAAGGGAGAGGGTTAAATTGGTTTTGGCTATTTTCTTTGTTATTGATTTTATTAGATTTTTCTGCTTCTTCGTATTCTTTTTGGATAGCTTCTAATTCTTGCTCTATTGCCATTTCCTCTTTTCTTACTAGTTCTTCGTAAGTATCTCCATACAAGATAGATTGGCGTAACTGCTCATACATATTTTTTGTTATATCATCTTTATCTTTAACTTGGTAAATTTCATCATATTTTTCTTCATAATAAGTTCTTAATACTTCCATTTCAGACATTTCCAGCACTTGAGGTAGTGGGGTGTGAAAGGTTTTAGAATACCACCTACAAATTTTACGATAAAAATCATCCCAGCTTGGTTGTTCAACAGCTTTTAGAGCAAGGATTTGTAGTTTTTGTAAAGTTTCTGCATCCATAGATTATTTATTTTTTAGAGCATTTNNCCTCTTTTGCTTCATCTTCTTTTTGTTTTACAATTTCAAAAATAGCTGTAATTACATTAGCATCTTCTAATTCTAAACCATTATTAGAATTTTTCCACCAATCTGGTGCGTCTAAGATTTGTACAGATAATTTACCTAATATAAAAGCCTCTAGCTGAAGCATTGGCATAGCCTCTTGTGCGTTAGCTCCAAGTAATGCTCGTCTTTGAGCGTCAGCTTTAAACCAATCACCTCTTGTTAAGACAGTTTTAATTGTAAATTTACCACTATAAGGTTTACCTGTAGTTTCTCCAATTACGTTAATAGTAAAAACAGTAGTTGTTTCCATATTTTAACCCTCCAAATGTATAATACTATAAATAATATAAAAAATTCTTTACTTTTTTTAATAATTGTTGTATAAATAGTATAGGAGGTATCAATGAAGCAAATTTTAATCAAAAAAAATCCAGATATTAAAGAAATAGCAGGTAGTAATGTCAATATTTGTAATAAAAATAAAAAAGTTGTAATAGATGGTATCGCTCTGATATATATCAGAATACCACTTAAGATAGAAGTATTAAATGGCGGTAAGTTTGAATTAAACATTAGATTACACAAAAATCTTATACAAAAAGGTGTATTTCTAATTGGCGCATACTATGAAAATGACGAAGTAACAGCTCTTTTCACCACATTTGATGGCCATAAAGTTATTATAGAGCCAAACGAACCTATCCTTATTGGCACTCTAATAGAGCCAATAGTCTATAGACAAATTGATGATGAAGTAGTTGGTGGGTTTACAGTTGTCAAATCTCAAGATTCAACATTAAAATTAGAAGAAAAACCTAAAAACAAACGAAAAACTAAAAAACCTAAGAATTAGAATTATTTGATGGAGATTCTAGTTCTAAAGATTTATTATTAAAATCTAATTTGGCTTTATGTATTCTTCGAATTAAGTAAAAGATAGTTGCAATAACCCATACTACAATAGTTACAATGGTAGGAATTAAAAAATTTGGTTTAAAATGTAAGCCAATAACCGAAGCAATCATAACAATAAAACTAATATAAGCAAACCACATTGTGATAGATATTTTGTTTTGAATTACAGCTTGAAAAAATGGTAAATCTAAACCTTTTTCAGACCAAGATTTGACAAACTCTTTAATTTTAGATAACATAATTTATTTTTTTATAAGTGCTAAAAGCCACATTAAAAAACCAATAATCGTAGAAATACCGCCAATAATCCTAGTATAACTTATAAACTTTTGTAACATTTTATCTCTTAATTTAAATTCTTCTTCTAAAATTTGTAACCTTTTATCAAAATGTGATTTATCATTATCTCGGATTTGTAATAGTTTCTCATTTGCTTCTTCTAGTCGTTTAACTCCTGCAATGTGAATTTGTAATTGATAATTATACTCATTTAATCTTTCATTGATATTGTGAAGCTGTTGATACGCTACTTGGTCTTGCTCTACGTGCATATCAAAAAGCGAAGTTTGTGTGGCAAGTTTTATAGAAATATCATTTAAAGTTTTTGCTTGGTTAATTTGTAAATCCTGCAATGACTCCAAAGTAAGCGAAATTTTTTTAATTTGGTCATTGATGTTTTCTAAATTTTCATATACTTTTTCTAAATCTATATCTTTATCCATAAAACGTTGCCCTACACAACATGTAAGATTAGGATATTATTATACAATTAAAAAATAATTAAATCAAGTAAAATTATAAATACTTGAAATTATTATATTTTTAATTTATAAAAAAAAGCTTGCACTACATTAGTAGCTATGTTATTCTGTAATTGTAAGGGCNNAGGGCAATAACAACCAATAAAAATAGGAGGTGCAACATGAGCGTCGCACGAAAATTAAAACTAATACCAAACGTAGTAGAAAGAAAAAAGGTAAAACCGCTAGATGAAAGAGCTGACGTACACGTTACTCAAGGGTTAAATCCAATGGCGGAATACTTAGATAAGGATAAGCCTTATAAAATTATTATTGATTTTATAAAGCCTTATAACGAAAGTGAAATACCAGATTTACAAGTAGTTTGTCTTTGCGAAGACCAATTTACTGTGGATGAGATTATTGACGACCATATAGCGATTTTATACCAAAATCAGCGCTATAAAGGTTGGGAAGTGAATGCGACCATACTTCATAAGAGGTCTGAAATACAAAAATTAAAACTTCATAATATTAGAGATACACTAATAAAAAACCGAACGCTCAACTAAGAGGAGGCAACCATGTACACCTTAGAATACACAACTAAAAAAGTAAGCAAAAAACGTAGAGAAAAAGCAGAACGTATAGTAAACTACCTCATTGAACATAAAAATAAGATTGAGCAGTACTATACAAATCTGCCTGACGAAAAACTCTTACAAAAAAAGAAAGGACTTGAAGCGGCAATTAAGTGGTCAAAAAAATATCCGCTTGCACCAGTAAATAGAATTATACTTATTAAATCTACTTTAATGTTTGCAGCGGCTTGGAATAAAACTTCTAAAGAGGTAGAGCAAAACGGTCGGAGCCAATTTATTTGGAAATACTTAGGTATGTCAGATGAAGAGGTGGCCGACTTTAAAGCTCAATTATTAACATTATATCAGGACGTAGCGTAAAGCTACGTCCTTTTAAAAGGAGGACAAATGCGGACACAAAAAGCAAAAAACCAACTTGCAGAAGTAATATGTCTTGAGTGTTATAAGCTTAAGCATATTCATAAAATACAGAATGGTAAATGTAAATATTGCGTTCAGAAATTAAAACAACAACAAAATCAACAACAACAACCATCAGCTACACAAAAACAAGCTGATAATTTATTGGAGTGGTTTTATTTTTATGACACGTCGCATCATAATAAATAGTAGTACTGTACATCAAATTAAGGACCTTAGTGGTATAGTATTTAGAGATACCTATGGATTTGGCAATTTAGATAATGGCGAAATCCAAGCGTATCTCATACTAAAAGGGTTGGAATTATATTTACTAAAACACAACATTGAGCCGCCATTTGAAGTACACTTTGACGAAATAAAGGTGAAAAAATGAGCAAAAATTATAAAGTTGTAATATATTATGAAAATGATGTACTATTTAAAACAGAAAAAAAGGAGTTTGAAAACATGGATGTTTTTGAAGCGAAATTAAAATTTAAAAAGGACTATCCTTTTTATAAAATAATTTCGATTCAAACTTATCCTATAGGAGTAAAAAATGAAGGGGAAGAAAATAACAGTCATTGAATTTGGCTACATTTGTAAATATAAATTACAAAAGACAAGCCCTGAGTGGATAGATACTGGCACTACATTTAGTAGTATCCACGAAGCATTAGCGTACTTAAAACACAAGAATATACGGCCAGAAAAAATACACATACAAAAATTAAAAGCTAAAGTACAACCATTGGATGTGAAAAATGCGAAACAAAAAAGCTAAACTTAAACCACTAAATCCAATTGAATGGCATAAATTTGTCATCAATTTAACCCAACGCGCCAAAAACGCTACCCCAGAAGGTAGTGCTACCTATAGACTTTTTGAAGAACAAGAAAAACGCCTAACTAAAGAATTAGAAAAACTAATCTCTAAGAAAAAATAAACACTACATTCAGTTACCATTATAATGGAAACTGAAACCGATTTTAATTACTATTGTAATAGGAACTAAAATATTAGTTATCAGTTAAATTAGCAGCATCAGCTCTTTCGTTTTCACCGCCTGCTTCAATAGTACTTTCGTCAGAACCAAGAAGCCCAATTATATCTATTGATACATCAGAAACTCCTTGTGCGGCTACACCTGATGCCCAACCAAGAACACGGCAGCCAACGGCTCTAAAAATAACTTTCCCTGTCTGCCTATCAATTACATCAACTGAAAAGTCTTCTTCATCTAGTAAGTCTTTTAAATGTGTGGCGTTTGCTATAATATATGGTCCTTTATCTACAACTCTAAGACCTGTAAGTCTCATTTGTACTGGGTCTTGGCCAGTTGGTACAATCTCAGCTGGACTACTACGACCCAATATATAAACTGGTTGTTTTGACTGCCTAATAGACCAACTACAGTTAGCAAATAATCCTACCGCTTTACCATTGATTAAAAGTTTTGCCCGATGACCCGTTAAGGTTTGTGCTTTAGCCATTATTTATCCTCCTTATTAACCTTGTTGTACTTCACTAATAGTTAATTGAATTGGTACAAAGTAAATTAAACCTGCAAGTTTAATCTCAACTGAGATTGAAAGCACTCCACCTCTAATTTGAGCAGTAGCATTTTTATACCCACGAGGAGCACCATCATCAGAGGCGGTAATCCATCTTAAACGATAGAAATTGAATAACTCACTTTCAAGTAAGCTAAGAGCGGCTTGTCTTGAAATCTCAGCTACTGACTTACCAACTACTAGTTTATCAAATCTATCAATTAAAGTTAGAGTAATTAAATCCGCAATATAAACCGCAGTTAATGAATTATAAACAAAGTTGTTATCAAATCCGTAAGTAGATTGGTCAGAAATCCATCTAAAACCACCTGTAGGTACTTTCTCCATGAATAATAGACCAGCTTTTAGAGCATCTTCAGTGTCGCCCGGATTGTTTTGGTCAAAATCATTAAATGGAGTCATTACACCACTCACATTTGCAAACTTCTTAACAATACCTCTATATCCAGCTGAAGCAAGCATACCAGCTGCAATAATAGAAGCCATAAATGGTTGGTATTTTTTAATAACTCCTTCAGCACTAACATTTAATACATCTTGGAAGCAAAGCGCAATTCTAGATGAAGCAAGCTCACCTGCTGCTTCTTTAACATCTATGTAAGAAGCTCGTTTAGAGCAAAAAGCTTGGCGGTTTTTACGCATTTTAACTGCGCTCATTTTAAGTACATGAGCTTTTACATAAGCATTGATAGCATCAATAGTGTAAGTTGAACTAGACTCAGTTTCTCCTTGAACTATATCTAGTGAAGCATCTTGAGAGAATAGCGGTACTATAAAGTTAGTATCTAGTTTCTCTAAGGCATCAATTGATTGAGTAATATCAGCAGTAGTAGTACCATTTTTAGCACCACCACTTAAGAAAATAGCATTACTCATTGCCTCTGGAAGACCAGCATTTGCTCTACTTTGAGGTTGAACTAAAGTAGAACCTAAGTTATTTTGATACCATATAACAGCATCTCTTTTGAGTCTTGCAGGTTTGTAATTATTAGCACTGCTAGCGCCAAAAGTACCTCTATCTAAGTCAGCTGGAGAAATAGATTGGAAACGGCTAGAAGTTACTTGTGCGCTCCAATTAGGTTGAGATGAAATGTAATCTGCTACATCTTTTAAAGTTTTAAATTGACTAAATGGGATAGTAAATTGTACTACAGATGAAATTAAACCTTCAATTTTATCTGCATATATTTTAATTTGAGCATTATCTTGAGAGCATCCTATAGCAAGTACAATTTCACCACCTGATTTAATTTTTTCAGATTGGTTATTTTGTGAATAAACCATCTCATTTACTAACTCAGATGCGCTATATTTAATAGAATTGCTTAAGTTAGCATCTAAAGTAGTATCCTTATTTCTAAAAATTTGAGAAACATTTCCTTCAATTGCAATAGACTTACCTAATCCATTTTTAACTTTAGAAAGAACTTGGATTGGTTGGTTAGTTATATCAATAGGTCCAACTACGTTAGTAGAACCTGTAGTAGTACCAGAACTACCCTCAGAAATACGAGTTGCAGAAATAGTATTAGAAGTAGCATTTGTAACTAAATAAAACCCAGTATTTATATTACAGAATGTGCTTGGTATTACTAAATAATCACCAGTTTTTGGTATTGCACTCCAATTTTTAGCAGTAGGAGCTTGGATTACGATATTAGAACCATCGTTTAAAGTAGAATTGTAAGTACCATCTACACCTACGAAAGTACCTCTATCATCACCTGAAATGTTTTTAATTTCAATTGGTGAAAAGAGTATGAGGTCTGAAAGGTCTGGATTAGTAGTACCAGAGACTGCTACTACTGAACCTGCGCTAATTCTTTTTAAAGTAATACTTGCAAGAGTAGGAGTATTTATAACAGCAGTAACTACATAAGAACCGACATTGGCTAAGCCTGCACCAGAAATTGCAGAGTCTTGAGCAGCACCATAATCACCATTTGCAGGTATAACAGCAGAATCACCAACTTGTGGTGATTGAGCCCATAGTTGACCGGGTTGTAATGTTACAACTAATGTATCAGAAGATGAAGCTACAGCGTTAATGGAAATACCAGTTACAGGTATAACGTTTTTAAGGTTACCGCCTTTTGCTAATATGCCCTTATGTGTATCCTCAATTAACGAAATGAAGTTTGGACCACTTGTTTTTGGAGAAAGTGAAATAGATTTTTTGCTTTCACCGTTTATACGAATGTCAAAGTTAATGTTACCAGAAAGTTGTGGAGTATAAGCAAATTGACCTGTAGTAGGTGCAATTTCTGCTACATTGTCAAAAGATTGATATTTAATTAAGTTACCGCTTGCACCTGCTCTATTAGCTTTTAAATTAGTATATAAACTATCAATGTAGCTTCTAATAACGCTAGAAGTTGCAAAGCTAGATTTATTTGTTTTAATAAGTCTAATTAAACTTGGAGCACCAACGATATTGTTGTCGTTAGAAGCAGCAATAACAGCTCTAAAAGCATCTACCAACCTACCAGATTTATATTTAGCTAAAACCGCTCCATATTGTTCAGGTGTAAACGCTACTAAATCTAAATTCGGTTCGTCTTGGAAACCAATACCCTCATCTGCTTCGCCTATTAAAGTAATGACTCCAGCAGTGGCTATATTGCCTTGTCCTGATTGTACTTTAGTACTAACATACGTGCCCGGATTTATTAGTGTTATTCCATCGTTAGTGGTATAAGCTTGTGCCATAGTTACTCCTTACTCCTCTTATTATAAAGATTAGGTGATACCAAAATCTTTTAAACCTTCATCAAATTTTTTACTCTCTAAATAACCTTTAGCTTTAAAGTGAATATACAAGGCATGTTTTAACATATCTTGTAAATTATATTTTACTTTAGTAATCGCCCACCACTCTTCAAATGTTATAGATGGAGATTGTAATTTTGGCGCTGATGTTACTACTGCCTCTTCTTTTTGCTCTCCAACTATAATAGGTTTTGGTAGTTGTTCTTTTTTCTTAGCCATTTATTTTTTAGGTTTATAAAATTTAGGTTTATAATCTTCTTTTAAAGCTTCTTTAATCTCAGCTTTAGACCATTTCTCAGGATATACACCTCTTGATACACATACTGCATGAGGATTATCTACATCAGGACTATTTTCTTTTACGTGCTCTACACATCTATCGTGTTTTGTACGACCACTTTTATCTTTTTTTTCTATTTTTTTATCGCATTTTTGGCCGCATTTTTCTATTTTTTGTTTATGCTGAGATTTTAAAAGAGAGTCTGCTATCTTTACGAATTGCTCAAAAACATCTTTTTCATTTTTATTAGTAGCTGTAACTCCTAATTTTTCTACAATATATGGGTGATTATGTAAGTCAGGGTGTTTTTTCAAAGCTTCCCTAACACTAGGGTCCTTATCATTAGCTAATTTTTCTGCAAGGTGTGGTGCATGAGTAAATAGTTGTGGGTGAGAAGCTATTTTTTTACGCACTTCTGCATCACCTTTATTTACAGCCTCTTCTGCAAGTTGTGGATTTTTATCAAATAATTGTGGGTGGAATATGAAATTCCCAAAACTTATCATTTTAACTAAGTCTTCATTTTTAGCCATAAGTTTATGACCTTCTTTTTGTTCAGCTTCTTTATTTTCTTTAAAATGTCTTTCAACTGCGTCCTCTACTTCTTCCCCAAGTCTTGCATCCGCTTCTTTATCAGGATTTTTTTCGTCTTTATTTATTTTATTACGATTTAAGAATTTTTCCCTAAAAAGTTTTTGAGGTGTAACGGGGCAGACTTTTTCTAGTGCGCTTTTAATTAACTCGTGGTTTTTTTCATCTTCCATTGCTTTTAAAAGTATTTTTGCATTTAAAAGTAAATTACTTAAATCATTATTGTCCATAACGTTACCCCTCTTTGTAATGATAAGATTAGGATTAGCTTCAGTTTTGTTAGTATTGTCCATACCAAATGCTTGTTTTAAATTTTGTTTATAAAAATCTAACTTTTGACTTAAACTCCAATTAGCTCCTTGTTCTATTTCTTTAGCAGCTTGAGGGTTAATTTTAGGTGGTTTTTGTACATTAGAAGGATTATAAGGGTTAAATTCGTCTTTTCTATACTTTTCTTTTGCCTTGCGCTCAAATTCATTTAAATGTTGGACTTCTTTTTCTGTAAAAACACGTGGCGGCAACCTCCTACCTGTCTGAATTTGGTGCATTTCTTTTATCGCAGCTAGAGCGGCTTCTTTGTCTGAATTAAATTTTCCAATCATTTTACCTGTCATACGCAATTCATATTCACCTAAATTTTCGGGTCGGTGTATAATAGATATGTATAAATCTTTAAATTTTGGGTGTACCCAACTATTAGCTAATACCTTCCCACCTTGATAATATTGGTGCTTAGACTCTCGTCTCCAACCTTTAGAGCTAAATATATCATCAATTATTTTATAAGGGTCTTCTTGATTATTTATATTTACATTTCCCATATAACCTTTTTTTAAGATTAGGATTTAAAAATTTAAAGTCTTTAAATTCATCATTTGGTTGACAATTAGCTACTTTAGGTGCAACCCCTGTAAATAAATAAACATTAGTTTCTACACCTTCAATGGGTAGTACTTGTTCGTAAACTTTATCTAATTTAACATTTGTTAATCCTGTCTCTTCTTGTAATTCGCGATTAGCTGCTTCAAGTGGAGTTTCATGGTCTTCTACATGACCTGAAGGCAATGCCCAACCATCATTTTCAGTATGTAAGCCATGTAAATACAATTCATCTGATAAAGGATGTTTTAAAGCAATGACTACTACTCTATAAGGTATTTTCATATTTACTTACCTTTTTTAGATTTCGGATTTGGCTTATCCCCTTCCATTGCCCAACCTTGTTTTAAGTATTGTTGATATTGGTCTGGAGTTTTTGGCCCATCAATAATATAGATACCACCACGTGCATCTTGTAATTTTGGAGCCATAAATTTAATCCAACTACACTCTACTTGACCACTTAAATTTAATACACAAGAATATACCTTGTCAGACTCAGGGAAATGTGGATTTAATACTACACCCCCTAAATTAAATATACTAATTTCAAATCCTCTACCTTCTAAAAAAGCTTCTTTATATCTTAAAAAAGTATAAATCATTAGTTGTCTAAGCCATATACATGTTCGCGGGTCAGACTGTGTGTGCATTCCAATAGATAAACTTTCTCTTAACCACATAAGCTCCCTATGCACATTCCATAATTGAGAAGCTGGTGCGATATAACATGAATTAAAATCATCCATTATATTAGTAGCAATTTGGAAACTTTGATTATCTAAAACCTTGTTAATTAAATATGCTTTACCTGTTTTATTTGAAACTAAAAACTGACCCGCTGCTACATATTGTCCATCAATGTTATCAGGAAATGTAACTATACCTGTTGCTGGGTTGTAAGATTTGGGAGTAAAATTATTATAAATTTTTTGTATTCTTGCAGTACTACGACCTTGCGGGTCAATTTCTTCAATTATACCTTCATCAGCAAGTAAAGTACGTTCAAGAATAGGAGCTGTGGAGTCATGCTGTATTGTAATGCAAGGAATTTTAGGGGAATCTACTCGGGCATCTAAATAAACAGGTATATTGTTGTTTAAAAACCATTGTTTTGCAGCTTCTACTTCTTTGTAACCATATACTTCATTGGCTAATGGGTCTGTTGCAAGACCAGAAAAAATATCATCTAAAATCCAGCTATTAGCTCGATAGTCTAGGAATGCCACTTCAATCATTGTTTTCACTAATATATCAACTGCTAAAACAGACATACTATCTTAATGACTCCTCAATCTCTTTTAGTACTCTTTGCCATTCTTGTTGAATATAATTATAAGCTGCATCAATAGCATGAAAAGGTTTTACTTCTGGATAAATCCAACGATGCTCTAATTGATGTTTGGTAGATACGGTTCTAAATACTACTACATCTTTTGATATGCGTTCTTTACCTCTAACCATCTTTTTCCGTTGCACTACTACAGCATTTTGTAAATAGAATATACCACTATGTGGTTTTAAACCTGTTAATGCCGCCTCTTCTTCACTTCTTGGTCTTGAAAAAAACTGTGCTAATTCAGGGTATTTTTCACGAGATGGTGGTTCAATGTGTAGTCTATGTATTACACCAAGTTTTGGGTTACCTAATTCGTCAGTTTCAATTTTTCTTAATGAGATTTTTTGTGCTTTAAGAGCTGATTTAATTATTGGCTTTAAAAGAGTATGAGATTGTTCTGTCAGCTGTCCATTTTGTGTATGAACAAAAGGTATAGCTCTATATTTTGAGCCATCTTTTGCAGTTTTTACACCTTTTGCTGTAGGTTTTAAAAGCCAATCTTCTGTTGCCATTGAAGTAGGTGGGCGACCTTCTTCAATCCAAGAAGCTTTAGGGTCAATCTCAACTACCCAAATACCATTAGCTACTTTTACCCATCGTACATGTCTTGGGGTAGAGTCAACTTCTGGGTGTGGCGTAGATTGTTGAGTTGTATCTTTACCGTACTGACCTAAACCAAGAAAAAACTCTCTTTTAAAACCTGAAAGTTCATTATTTGCTTTATTGATTATAAAAGCATGAGCAGAAATAGATAGCTTTTCGACCGCAGGAATAACTTTCTGCTCTACTACATCTCTTGTTTTTTGCAAATTTTGTGCAATTTCCCCTATATCAACGTTAAAAAACTTATTTGCCATTATTTTAACCCTTTAATAATAAGATTAGGGGTTTAGAACCTATATTTTAGGAGACGTAAGTATCTGTTGATAGTTAGTTTTTCGAATTTTTTCATCTTTCTAAATTTAAATCTTAGTTGTTTATATTTTTGGTATTTATTTTCTAAACTGTTTTTTGCTGCATATCTTACTAAACTACTTTTATCATTTAATAATTTTTTCGCAATTTCGGGATAATCACCAAGCATAGGTTTATTGGCAATAATCATACGCACTCTAAAATTTTTATCATTAGCTAACTTTTCTACTAAATGCGGAGCTTTTGTAAATAAATTTGGGTTTTTAGCAATTTGCAAGCGAACATCTAAATTTTCATCGTTAACTAATTTTTCAGCAACATTAGGTAAATCGAATAAATTTGGATTTTGAGAAATTTCTATACGAATACCCTTATTTTCATCATTAGCAAATTTTTCGACTAAATGAGGGAATTTAGTGAATAAGTCTGGATGTTTGGCGATTTGATAACGAACATGAGAATCTTCATCATTAGCAAATTTTTCTACTAAATGCGGGAATTTGGTGAATAAGTCTGGATGTTTGGCGATTTGCCCACGAACATTAAAAGCGTTATCATTTGCTAATTTTTCAACTAAATATGGAAATTTAGTAAATAAATATGGGTTTGAGGCAATTTCCTCGCGAATACCCCCCTTTTCATCATTAGCTAATTTTTCCACTAGATTTGGAAATTGAATAAATAAATGTGGGCGTTCGGCTATCTTCGCGCGAACTAACCAATCTTCATCATTAACTAATTTTTCTATTAAATGAGGAAATTTGATAGATAAGTCTGGGTGTTTAGCGATTTCCTGACGAACATCTGAATATTTACTATTAGCTATTTTTTCTGCAAAATTTGGGAATTTTTTAAATAAATCTGGATGTGAGGCGATTTGTAAACGAACACCCCAATCTTCATCATTAGCAAATTTTTCTACTAAATGCGGGAATTTGGTGAATAAGTCTGGGTGTTGGGCAATTGGAAGACGAATCGAGCTATCCTTGTCATTTGCGAATTTTTCGACTAAATGAGGGAATTTAGTGAATAAATTTGGGTGTTCAGAAATTGCACGACGAACCAACCAATACTTATCATTTGCCAATTTTTCTACTAAATATGGAGCTTTGTCTAATAAATATGGGTTTAGGGCGATTTGTCCGCGAATATACCAATTTTTATCATTAGCTAATTTTTCGACAAGATATGGAGCTTTGGTGAATAAATTTGGGTGTGCAGCTAAAATACTTTTTAATACACTATCATACACTTTCTGCACAATTTCTGGGTCATCAAGTAGGTTTGGGTGATTTTCTAATGATTTTTGTATTTGGTATTTAAATAAACTAATATGCCCATGAGTTATTTTTTTTATTTTACTAATATCTTTTTTAATCTCTTCTGCTATTTCTTGACCTTTTATTTTAGCCTCTTCATCATTTTTAATAAAATTTGGATTATGTTTTAATACTTCTTGCTGTTGTTCTGGAGTTAAATCTTCAAACTTAAAATCCTCTTCTGGATTATACTCTAAGCCTACTAACCCCACCATCTTAGGATTCTTAAGTAACTCCATTATATCCTTATGATAAGACGGGTTAGGTTTTTTATTAAACCTCTCCTTCATTTGACCAATGTAGAATGAACCATCTGGAAACTCATAGACTGAGGCTGTAACATGGGGGATATGATAAGTCTTACCGTTTTCTTGCACTATATCACGAAGAGATAAAAGCTTTGCATCTTCAGATTGACAATTAGCACAATGTCCCATTGCTTTCTTTTCACCTGCATCAAAACCAGCTCCTAAGTGAAACCACGCTCTGTTTGGGGTGGCAGCTTTATTAAATAATTTAGTAATGCTAGTAGGTACTACCTTTCTTTCTTTGTCTAGAAGTTTTTGCTGATACTTTTTTTCGGCGGTTTCAAGCATTGAAAGGCCTGTGTGTAAGTCATGCGTTTTGTCAAATCTTACTTTTTCGATTTCTGGCGTACCTCTTGCCATATCGGCATAGTGTTGTATTTTAGATTTAATTTCTGAGGTGAAATCCTCTGGTTTTTGCTTATAATGACGAGTAAGCCATACCCTCCAATTATCGTTATGAGGTATTGTATCATACACCCACTTAACGAACTCCTCTTGGTGAGGTTGTAGAGGGTTTTT